AAACTTTAGTTACCATTTTTGGAATCTCCTTCAATCTTCTTATTCAAAAACTGTTGATTGAGAATCAAACCTTTTACATAATCACTATAACGCTTGTCAACCCGAGCATTAGTTTTTTCTATTGCTTCTTGTTTTGTGGATTCTTGTTCTATAGATTCTTGTTCTATAATTTCTTCCTGTTCTAAGTTAAACTCTGGATTTTCAACATAAAAAAAATCAAAGGACAAAGGAGGTAAGACAAATATATTAGGTTCCTGTCCTCTAAGTTTTGAAAATTTTCTCAGTATCGCCATTAGAGAAACCTATAAAGGCCAATTAATAGAGGTATTAGTGGATTATAGATTAGGGAAGTGTATTCACAAAAAATAAGACCAGGTCTTACCCAGCCTTATTTATTTGAGAGTTGCCGTGTATGCCTACTTATTTAGATCTAATTCTTTTAAAAAGTCGTCTAATTTTCCCTTATCTTTAACTTCTGACACAACATCTGTGGTAAGATTTTTGGCTACCTCTGGATTCTTTGTTTTCTGTCCCTCAATTGCTTTAGTTGCTGCCCCAGCAATATCTTTAACATTTTCTAAATCTTCTTTGAGGGTGTCTGCTGTTTTCTTATTTACCCAACCATGCCGAACAGCGATTGCTAAAGCAAAACCTAATACAGGGATCACAATACCTGAAATAATGACTGCAACCAACTGAACTGTTTCCATTGAAGAACCAGTATCTAAAAGTAGCATCTGAAACCTCCTATGCTAAAATAGCGGCGACAGTACCAGCCAACTTCAAAATTTCTAACACTTTAAAAGCTCCGTCTTTTAAAGATTCAACGACTTCAATCTTATCTTTTTGAGAATTGAGGGCCTCAGCGGCTTTCAATAAAATATCAGCAGCCATTTCATCTGTAAGATCAGTTCTTTCTACATTGACATCAATATTATACTGCTTAAAATAATCATCTACTGTCATCTTTTCAGACGGTTTATTTTCTTCTGGTTTGTTTTGTTCTTCTGACATTATCTTCTCCTTCTATCTCAACTGGTTAACAGTTATTTGTTAAGAGTGGGTGCCCTAGCACCCACTCTAGGGAAAGGAGGCTTGGCTGTGGGCCAAGCAGAGGAACCTCACTTAAATTGACTAATAAGCTTCTTGACCTCTGGAATTGTTTCATTTGAAGCCTTTATAACATCTGTAAAATTCTTAATTTCAAGTGTACTTGAATGTGCATCTTGATGGGCCAATTTAAGATAGGTAACCAGAAATAAAACTTGTTTTCTTGTTTCGACTACTTGATCTTTAACCTTGGTCAAAATCTCTTGACGAGTTTCTTCTGTCATTTTACCAGATGCTACAAATTCCGCTGTATTTTTGGAAACATGATTATAATAATTTAAACAAACTGTTTCCACATTTTTATCAGCCTTTGGTCCAATCTCATAAGCTTTATCAGTAGCCGCAATATAGTCAGCTGGGTGCTTACAGCCAAAACTAACAAGCAGAATCAAACCGATAAAAATTTTCCTCATTTCGTCTCTCCTAAAGATTTAACAAAACTATATGTTTAATATACAAGAACCTAAAAAACTGTTTTAAACGTGACGTTCAAACATAATATCATGATTAAATTTGAGGTTTCTAAATTGCCCCAAAGATCTATTTCTCCATATAGCAACTGATAAAATAGATTCTTTAGGCAAAAAGAAAAAACCATCAAGATCAAGAGTACCTTTTAGCCATCTAAATACAATTAAATGATTCAGAACAAAAGAAATACAATGGGATTTGCCACTTAAAAATACAAGTTTGCTTTTTTGTTCTTCTTCGTCATAAACATATTCATCTGAGGATAGATCTTCAATTTCAAGTTTATTTTTTATGAGCAACTCAATTAAACTCGAAACATTACGAATTAAAATTAAGTCTTCAGTGGCTGACTTGACGCCTGAATTAAAGATTTGTTGTTCTTGATCTAAGGATGTAGGTTTTGTGTTTAGATTATTCTTACAAATTTCTTCTAGGAGAGCAACTTCGTCTTCATTGAAAAAATCACGCATCATAGTTAAAATGTATTAGTGAATTATATGTGAAGATGTTTTAAAATTTAAAGAGGTAATTGATCTGCTTGTCTGTACCAAACTATAATTTGAGCATCCTCGCTGCCTGAACCTGCCAAAGTCCCAGAGGCATTTCCAGCATTATCACACCCTGTAATGGCTAAATCATCTCCAGTCCCATCATTCCAAGTACCATGAATTCCCTGTATTCTTGCATTTGCACTTAAAGAACCAGTTAGCAAGTATTTATCAGGATCTCCTGCTGCTTTTGTACCCAAACCAGCTTTCGTGGCACCAGCAGCTCCAGTTAAAGATTTTCTAAGACAAATTGCTGTTTTAATAACAGCCGCTCCAGTAGGGACATTCCAACCAAGATCATGATCAGCTGCTGCTCCTCCTATCCCTAACCAAATTTCCTTTCGTTTGAGGTCGCCAACGCACCAATCACCAGAATCATAACAAAGAAATTCTCCAGTTCTTCCATCAGCCCAAATAAGGCCTTCTGGAGGATTTAATGGAAATGCACGAGAATTATCTTCATCAGTAGACATAAAAAAATATCCAGGATTATCAGCACTCGAAATGCCGGCCCCAAAATCTACAGAAACATCATTATTGCCCATAAACCTAAATTCAGTTCTTCCATAAGCTGTCATTGAGCCTCCACCCGCATTCGAGACTATTGTGACTCCACCAGAATGGGGTTGAATATTAAAAATATTATGATTAAAAAAATCGACATAATTAGTTCCGCCACCAAAATCAAATAGATTTATTGCAGCAGAAGGATAACCAGAAAAATAGCAATTAAACATGCGTATGCGAGACCCATTGACAAATGTAATAGTATTTGCTGGGTTACTAAAACCGTAGGAGCAATTAAAAGCATACCAATAACCGTCCCCACCAGATGAGTTAGCATCTAAATCAGTAAAGGATGAATTATGAGCAACATTTGATTGGTATAAGAAACATCCGTCTGCACCATGTGTTCTGGTAATTGCTCCGCCCATGATCGAATTTTCCATATAGATATTCCATTTTGATTGCCCAGAAAAGCTGCCATTCAAATAAATGTTACAAAATCCAAGATGTCTTCTAACTATCTCAGCACTAGCACTAGCTAAAGTAATATTCCCCACAACTTCAGTGTTATTTTGCAAATATACTCCTCCGTCTCGAGGTATATTCACTATAATATAAGTATCTCTACTCACAACTGGACTAAAACTACCTCCTGTCAATGTGTGGGTTTTACCTGGGGCAAGATTAATAATTATAGGCTCACCTGCAGCTAATTCAGCGTCTGCTGCAGCAGAAGCTTCATTGATTGTTGAATAGGCATCAGAGTCATCTGGGTTTACATACCAAGTTGGGCCTGAATAAGTTGCTATTAGGTAATTGGTTCTTTGTGTGTCTCTAGCTAAGGTTTCTGGACCAAATCTAAGTGCTGTTTCTAAGTAGTCACTCATGAGTGTTTGACTTCTAATGGTTTAATTGTTATTGAGATAAGAAGATTATTAGTAAATTATAGATTATAATTTACTAATTATTAGAATGAGTATAAAGTTCATTCTTGAAGATGGAATGAACTTTCACATAGGTTAGGAGATGTGTGGTAGGAACACATCTCCTAATTTTATGTTACTTTGTTTGACACCCAACCAAAAAGTTCTCTATGATATCTTCTTGATGTTCTGAATCTTCTTTGACTTTAGACAACATAGAATTGATGAGAGTTCGAAAATTTATGCGTTCATCAAAATATAAATTAAGAGATAATTGAATTGCTTTAATCGTAGAACCTAGATCCATTTTCTGTTTCATGTACATATCTGTATAATTTGAAATAGTCGAAAGAACCTCTTTCTCTTTAAGATGTACTGAAGTTTCAACATATTTTCTAGTTCTACCTGCCCATCTTGCAATTGCCATTTAAAATGCCTTTCAATTGTTTTTCATAGTACATTTTAAAAGTAGATTATGTTTACAATTTGATCAGAGAAAATTCGATGACTATCAGTTTTTGTTCTTGGATGAGATCTTCTGGTGTTTTATTGCGAAGACTTTCTAGTGCTCGATTTATAGCTTTTTCAAGAGATTCCCAATGTTTTTGTTTAGTCATGGGCACTATCTTTATTCTTCCTAAAACTACTTAAATCTTCTAAAAACTTAGGAAGATTTTCTACAGTCACAAGTTCAAAACTAAAAAAATGATAGCGGCTACTTTTACTCAAAACTTCTAATTTTTTCCATAAACAAAGCCAAGAGCAAAAACAAAATTCGTCACAACTGGAATCATTGTCTTTCTCAAGTGAAGGCCTAATAAAGGCACGCATTTCAGTATGAAAACCTTCTGATCCAGATTCCCATTCAGCTTTTTTCCCACAAAAATCACATTCAAAATGTGTTACTGATTTCTTTGAAAGCAAAGAATCACATTTAGAACAGCGTTCATATTCTACTTCACGTTTAAGCATCAACAAACTCCGATCTGCTTTCATGAGGAGCAGGAGTCCCTGCTAAAAGACAAAGAGGCGTACAAGCTGCTGCTAAAATTCCTCTTTTAATTTGACATAATGGGGTACTTAGTCCTATCAATCTATCGAGGTGTTGTACCAAAACATAAAACATTGAAAACAAAATGCTTATTTTATCCGTGACTCTTTCTGCAATTCTCTCTGATGCTTGTTGCATGAGTTCTAAAATGTTTAAAGATTCGGTTATTTCTAAAAATAATAGATGATCATTAGGAATTCGGTTATTTTTCATTTTTAGATTCCTCTATCTCATAATCGAATTCTGCATTCATCCAGGTAGCATTGCGAATGAAGTTTTTAACTCCTTCAAGATAGCAGATATAGCGGATTAAATCACCAACTACACTAGAATCCCAATCTTTAAATGGAAAGGAATCTAGTTGTTTCTGAATTTCTTCTAGATCAGGACGTTTCACTTCAAGATTCTTCTTTTTGTCTTTGCTCACGGATCATCTGCTCTCTAAGAATTTCGGCACGATTTCTAGAATAACCCATTAATTTAAAGCGCTGATATGATTTAGTTACTGCTTCTTCATCCCCACTGAAACATCGATCTGTCCAATCTCTGGCCCCTGCTCGATAAGCTTCTTCTACAGTAGTCTTAAATTTGTTTGATAAATAGACAAGAATTGAGCTGACCCAGGAAGCCAAACTCAATTCCTTAGGGCCATCTTCTTTTAGATAAGGAGGTAGATCTAATTTTAAATAGCTGATTATCTCCTGTATTTCCTCAATCTCAGATCTGACGTCAAACATGAATACCTCTACTACTCATTTTGATTTAGTAGCGACATAATCAAAATTTGACTCATCAAATTTTAAAGATATTTCATAGGGTTCTGAATTTTCTACCTCAACAAAAACTTTAATACCAAAACCTTTAATTGGTATTCCTTTAAATTTAAGATGCCGAACTAATGGCAAAATTTCACCATTTGCCATTCTCACAAGCATCTGACTCTCACCAAATGTTTTGCTAAGTATGCTTTGATTCTCTTTGTCCATTTTAATAGCCTTTCTAAAATCAGGGCGACAATTCTCGCAATAAAATTGAATTTTTTTGGAACCAGGTCTCAAAATTATGTGCGGTGAGGCCCCAGGAGCTGGTTTTCCACATATAGAACAAATGGGAGATTTGATCTCAGCGAAATCTTCTGAAATAATGCTCTTCTCAATCAACCGAATGCAGGCTTCAGATACAACATCTAACTCCTCATTAAGTTTCAAGCTAAGGTCTGATGGGTCAATACCTGGGGAATGTTTCAAAACTTCAAGTATTCGTTTTTCAAGACCCATTATCCCTCCTCAGAGATAAAGACGATAACCACAATCTGGATAATCAGCCTCCTCTGCTATTAATTCAATAGAAGCAAGTTCTCGTTCCTTGTTAAAACCTAAATCTTTTTGGTCCAACCATTTACGCACTTTTTCATAGGCCTGCCCTGGATCTGGAGCAACCACAAAAGCAACACCATGAGCCGGTCCTGTTATTTGTGTAGTCATGCCTTGACAAGTCACCTTGTAGAGTTTATCTGTAGGCATCTAAAACTCCTCAACTCTCTATAGATTTATACAAAATACAACCAAAAACTGCATCAACCAAAGGCGATGTACCATCGGAACTTTGAAGCTGAATTTCTCTTTGAAGCTTTTCACAAATACCATCTGGGCACCATGTTCCTTCTAAAGTAAAGTAACGTTTCAGTAGAGAATCTCGGTCTTTAAATGATTCAAGATCAGTTATTTGGTTAAACACAGCCTCTCGGTTACCTTGCCAAAAAATACATGTGGCACATCTATTTTTGAGGTATTGTTTTAAATCATGATTCATTTTGTTAATTTGGGTTCCCAACAATCACAGGTCCCACAAGGGTCTACCTCTCTCCTTTTTGCCCATTCAATCCATTGGGATTCCAACAAAACAGCTTCTTCATTGGTTCTACGTTCCCTTATCTTATTATTGTACAAAAATTCTTCCTTCAACCAAACACTTCCGCATAAAGGCCTTTCTGGAGCATTCAGTGTGCAATAGTATTTGTCGAGATAATCATAGCAGTTAAAAACAAACTTACAGTCTCTACAGCAAGGTTGTACTCTGTAGTTTCTCACCATGAAACCCAACAAAAAACCTTACCATCTTCATCTTTGAATTCTTCAAACATCTTTAAAATTTTTACAATCCATTTTTGATTTTCTAAAGGCTTTTTCACTTTAAAATAACTAATAGGAAGATAAAAATAACACCCATTACGAATCTCACAAACATCTAGCAACCAATGCCAAAAATCTTGATAGGGTGGTTCATACCAATGCCCCCTCTCAATATCTACTTTGTGCTCAGCACACCAAACCTGTGAACTACCTCGTGTTTTGCCTTCTGGATCTATCTTTCCATAACCTTTAGAATCACACCAGGCATCGAAACTATGTATACCATGAAACTTGCCAGCAAAGTCTCTTAGGTCTACATTATGTTTTTGTTGTACATAGTTAACTATCTCATGATAATCCCAAGCTGTTTTAATTTGTTTTCTAGGCTTCTTCATCATCTTCTTCTGGAACTGAAAAATCCTCTGAACCAAAATTTATAAATAATTGCATTTGTTCAAGTAATGCTGCATGTGTATCAAAGGATCTCTCTCTAAGATACTGTATAACTTCTTCAAGAAGCTCATTATTACTCATCATAGAATCAATATCACGAGGTATGTCGCTCCAGGGAGGAGTTATAGCATCTGGAGGTATCGCGTTTTTCCAACCAAGTAATGTTCTTAGCAATAAATCACGAACACCCACTACTGTATTACCACACAGATGAACTCTACCTGGATCTTTCCAAGAAGTCATTCGCCAAGCGATATAACTATGTAGAGTGCTCTCTTCTTTTTGACAGCGTTCACAAAAATTCTGATGGAGTGTATCGACTTGATATAAAATAACACCATCAGATTCATAAATACGGGATACATCAGCAAGTATATAATCCCCTTCCTGAAAAACAATATCTTTAAGATAGTCAAAAACAAAAGAATCGATTTCAAAATCATTAGAAACTGAAATATTATTTTCTTTTTCTAATTGATTTAATGAAAATGGGAGTATTAAAGTAAAATCATAATCATAATTTCCAGAGTCATCCATTGTATCAAAATTAATATTAATAGCATGCTCACAAAGTTGTCTAAGTGAAACCGTTTTTAAACGTTGTACTGCCCGTTTTAAAACATTGTTAATAATCTTAGAACAAAGATTAAAGGTGAGATCCTGTTCAGATAGGGTTTTGCAAACTTCTAAAATACGGTCTTGCAACCAACCTAGATCAACAGAAGATGCTGGATAACCTTGAGATATATTTATTGTTTTAAGATTTTGATTTGTATCTTCTCGTAGTTTAGCGGAGAGTTTACAAAAATTCTCTTGGCGAATATCAGGCCCAAATTGAGGCCAATCATATTTGTCATAATCAATATCTTGCATAGTTATTCCTTAAATGCTATTTTACAGTTTAAACAAAACCTTAAAGAAATTATCTATGGTTTTCCAAAATTTCTATCAGTTACTTCTTCAGTGTTTTATAGCGGGGAAGGTTGAAACCTAAACGCAGTTCACATGCAAGGCAATACTCTCGTCCCTTTTTTGCCAACCTTCCACATCGCTTACATTTAGCATGCTCCCTACTAATCATAGCACTTTCTCTCATTTGCTAGTACAGACAATCAGTTGTCCTTCCCTCCACGCATCATGTCTCGTGATAGAAAGAGATGCTCGTATCGAAGGCAAAGACCTTGCCGCATTTCCCACACTCCTGCTCATATATTTGGTCTTCCTCGTAGCCGTACCCGTCGTCGTGGCAGATGTCCTGCCCCTCACCACAGTACGGACATTCAACGTCTTTCATCTGTCCTCCGAATCTTGAAGTTCTACCAAACTGCATTATTGGTTTTTAAGTCGGCAAGTCTTCGCCCAATGCTTCCTTGTATGCATACTTAAATGCATCTTTTTTGGCTTGTTGCCAACTGTTCATTTCTTTGTTTATCTCTTTCTTCATCCATGCTGGTAGCCATGGCTTTTCAAATTCTGGCTTTTCATCAAACGACGATGTTCCGAATCCGGAAAATCCAATCTCATAATTTCGCCACGCAACATACTTGTCTATTCTCTTTTGAAAAAGCCAACTAAATACCTTCAAAAACCAACGATAACTTCTACTGTATTTCATATTTCACCTTCCTATTCATTATTGCTTTATGAACTCAACACAAAATACCTTGGGTCTCGTACCCAAGGTAGTTGACTTGCCCTAATTGCTTCACTAAAATTCTTTAGCCTTTTCTTCTTCAAGAGAGGTTTCAAATTCCTTGATCTCATCAAAATCATAAGTACATCCGGTATGGTGGATATCTGATTCGAAAGCAATACGATTTGGTAAAGGCGAATCATAACCATAATGAATTTCTGTGACATTTCTAATTATAGTTTCAGGAAGTTCTGGATCCTTAAGAACTACTCTAACTTTAATCCCGAAATTCATATCTAATCCCCACTACAACATTTTCAAAAACCTTATCTAAAAATTCTCTTTTCCTAAGAATGTCATCTGCTATTTTGCATACTTTTGAATGATCTCTTTCTGTATTAAATTTCTTGTGCAACTGGATTTTTTGTTCTCTTGTCAAAATATCCCAGGTTAAGTTAAACAAAAAGAGACGAGCTTGATCTTCCATTCTAATCTCCTTCTTGAAAAATACAATCGCTTAATTGTCCGAGCCAATGGCCCATGTCTCTGCACATAACAACCGGATCGCCTATTGGAGCCTTTGAACCGTTTGTGAACTTCTGCCAATCCCCTCCCGGACAAAATACTCGATCTCTGCACTTAGGGCATCTCGCTCTATTAAACCGAGCGGAGATGGTTAGCCTTGGGTCCTCATAATCAGCATAGGTCATTTTGGGTCCTCTTCATCATATGTTTCTATACCTGTTCCATTGCAATCTGGGCAGGGGAGACGGAGTACGCCAGTTCCGCTACAAAGAGAACAAATAACAAATTCGCCATAATATTCTGTGATGTTTTCACCTGGTCCCGTTATGATGATGGTCATTGTTTTATCCTTTGTTTATTGGACGTTCATGAGGACACCGTCCTTCAACATAGTCATACACAACTCCTCGTCCATAGCACCTACCACATTTTACAAATGCGCGCTCAGCCAACCTCTCATTAATCTTTTGTAGTCTCTTGCTAAAACCCGCCGGGGCCATTTGATTATATGCGTCCCAATCACCAATAATTGTCCCTTCTCCATGACAACAAGGGCATTCATAGGTTTTAACTTCCTTCATCTCAAACTTCTTTCAATTTTGATTAGAATCCTCTGGTGGCCAAATTTGGTGCACCCAATGTACTGAACATCCAAGAAATGCATCCCAATAACCGCCACCTTCATAGACAGGAATGTGGTTGGCTACCTTAAGGCTTGGTATTGGCTTTGCTGTGACATTATCAGTAGTCATCTTTACTCCTGAATTAAACTTTCGAATCTATCTAAAATCCTGGTTTCACACTTGCTGACCCGAATTATTCCACTTCATGAAACTCAATCTTGATGTCGAAAGCTGTACCACATCCTGGGCAGACCCATCGAAAGGTTCCCTGAACATACTCTCGACTCTTAATTTCTCCCTTAGCATCCTGCCATGTCCCACAGGCGGGACAATAAACAGCTAGATTATTCATAATTGCTCCTTTGAGAGATCTTGTGGCTTAACAGGATGACAAACGGAGCATATTCATACACAACTATCCTTGACCAATCTCATCAAAAATAGAAAAGGTATCTGCTAAATCTCGCAAGCGTTCTTGGCACTTCTCAAGGATCACAAATTCATCTAAATCACTATAAGTCTCATCATTTTCTGAATCCCAAATGACTTCATGTCCTAACATAATCTGATAATAACAAGCCAATGGCGCGCACATAAAAGCAAATGCTGGGGCATCTTCGCTTTTGTTAAGTAACGTCTCTTCATAGGTCTCACTAAGATACCTGACAATACGGCAAACCTCTCTTAGTGTTTCGTCGGCCATTATTTATCTCCTAAAGATTTTAACGCCATCTCAGATTCATCCCAACCCTTCTCCCAACATAATCTTAGTATGTGATCCTGGGGTTCCAGGTAGAGCATGTAACTCTCGTCTCTTGAAATCCCATCCTTATGTGCCCAAACGCCCCGCCAATAGTTTTGCTCATCTTCAGTTCTTCGATTATACTCAATCGAGGCCCAGACTTTATCATGATCTGATTTATCTTGACGCCAGAATGCTCTCCATGCTCTTTGTAGACGTGACCACATAAATTCGCCTCTTCACTTGATATCGATCTCTCTTTCAACTACCCGGACGTAATCTTCTTCACTAGAATACCTAGCATAGAAGAGCCAATCGGAGATCTGACTCTCTTCGTAGATCTCTGGAGAGCCGCAGTATTCCTTGGCAGTTTTCCTGGCGTAATCAATGGCTTTTTCATCTGAACTAAAAGCTTCAACCTCGATATCTGTATGGCGATCATTAATTAAAACGATGTAGACTTTCATGTATTAACCTTTCAAGTTTGTTATTTTACAAGAGAGGTTTGTAATTGTTTACTCGAGAAAAGGCTCTTCATCATCTAAACATAAATCTGAAGGGCCATCTTTCATGATCTCTTCTATTGTTTCTTTTGGTAAATTAAATAGTTGTTTCGTGGTTATAGTCTTTTTCTTTCTATAATCTCGGACTAAATGTTTATGTTCTGAATTAAGGACCCAAAACTCACCACAGAATTCCTTAGTCAAACGCAAAGCTTCCTCAGAATTCTCAAATAAGAAATCTTCCCAAATAACTAAACATTCTAAACCAAGCTTTTTATAGATAAGTATATGATCTCTTTCTGCTTTCGGTCTATCTATTCCAGGACGTGTTGAGTGGGGATGTACACCAAAAGTCTCAATCACCTTTTTTGAAAGTTTTATAGGTTGAACAATAAAATCTGGACAATGTGATCTGCGGGTTCCAGATTCCCTTCTCCAAAAACTACCACCTCCAACATAGGTGATATGTTCGGGAGTCAAGTCATCAAAAAGACATTCACATCTTGTCTTTATAGGGTATAAGCCGGAAACTCGATTATACAACTGAAAAGGATTCTCTACGCCATATTTTAAAAAACAAGTCTCTTTTGCTTTTTGTTGTCTTTGTTGAACAAAATTAGGATCCTTAAATTTTTGCTTATTCTCTTCAATAAAATTAGGATCCTTAAAAGGGTTATCGACCCCTAATGTCTCTAAATTTGTTTTCTTACGCTCCTCTAAAACTTCTGAGCATTCTAATTGATACTCTGGAAACCTACTCATAAATTCGTCAACTGTGAGATTATGTTTTGAAAGATGAAGATCTAGCTTTCTATGTCTGTTTGGTTTATTTTCAGCCTTACAAAGAGGGCATACAACATAATCTTTACCTTCTACCATATTCGATGAGTAAAGATAGCGGCCTAAAATTCGATCAAGTTCTCCTCTTTTAATATATCTACAACGTGAAAGATGATTTGCCATAACTCCAATAAAATTCTTATCTGGCTTTTCAGTAATAATTGAGCCACAAGGACACTCAAAATATAGAATGCCCTTTTCTTTAAGATCTTCTATTTTTAAATCTGTATTCTTAGGTTTGGGTTGAGAACGAATTGGACAATCTGGATAAACTAACCTGTAATCTTCAACAGAAATAGAATGAAATCTTTTTAAATGGGAAACGAGATCTTCATATCGTCTCAAAGGATTACCTAATACCTCACAAAGTTTGCAAATAACATAATCTTCATTTTCTTTAGCTTCTGGATGGTAGAGACCTAATTTCAAAACGTAGTCTCTACCAGTAGAAGATTGAGAATATAGCGGATCAATTTTTCTACTGCATTCCGAATCTTGTCTAATTAAATGCCAACCCAAATAATTCAAATTAGGGAACTCTTCTTCACAAACAGGGCAAATATAAGGACCTCTAGGGTCGTAACGAGGTTCCTTAGGTATGGGTTTTTCTACTCCTCTATCTCTCCAAGATTGTGTTGTATTTTCAATTCGTGTTTTAACTAAATTTTCACAAATAATAGGTGCATCCGGATAAGCAGTTTGATATTGTTCTTTATTTAAACCATGTACTGTCAGATGAAAAGATAATAATGTATAACGATTAGAGAGTTTGTTTTGTTCTCTACAAACCTGACACACTACATAATCTTTGTTTTCTATGGCCGTAGAAGCATATAGACCTTGTTTAAAGATGTAATCAAAGTCTTCTTCAAAATAGAGTTTTGGCACTTTAGATTTACATTCAGAAACATTAATATGTTTTGCAAAACCTTTTCTACTATTAAATCTTTTATTACAAGCAGGACAGGGATAGGGTTTTTCTTTCTCTTCTTGGGTTTTCTTTTGTTTGTGATAAACGCAATGCTGTTTATGTGAACTTAAACTTCGTTTCGACTTAAATCTGTGAAGCTTTTCTTTGTTTCTCTTACATAATTCACAAATAATGTAGTCTTTACCTTCTATTGCATCGGGATAATAAAGACCTTCTTTAAAGAAATAATCATGGTCTTCAGTGAAATATTCTTTGGGAATTTTAGACTTACATTTGGAGGTTCTAAAGTGAGCAAAAAGAGATTTCCTATTTGGGTAGACCTTTTCGCAGGATGGGCAGGTATAAGGACCTTGTTTTGTTAGGAAGTTTCTATTTGTTGATTGATTTCTATTTGTTGATTGGCCTTGACTTCGGGCTGGCATAAGGAAAGTGAAACCTCCCCTCTCATAAGTTTTAGAATTAAATGCTCTAAAATCGCATTTTTGGGTATCCTATTGAGTTTTGCATAGGCATTGAGAAATTTGAGTATAGTTGGGTCGAGTGTTGTGAATACTGGTATTTTTTTGATTTTATTGGGTTTTTGCATGTTTATATTATACTCTATAGGGGAGATATAGATCAAGGGATTTCTGAAAGTATTCTCAAAAAATTTTTTATACTCTAGTAACCTCTCACGTTAAATGAGGCATAGTTGCGAGGCGAGACAACGCCAGATTTATTGAATGGACCAAGATGAACACTCAAGCCTATTCCGTACCTGGGCATATTTAAACCCTTCATTATATGAATGGACTTCTTGTACTGCTCGACCATCTTGTCAAACATCCCTTCGGCATTATTCTTCAAGCTCTCATACTTTGCACTCTTGTCTATATCCAATGATATTGCACTGATACTGTACGAGTTATGAGCTAAAATTCCATTGGATAACATAAAATTTTCATTTCCAGGAACAGATAAATCAAACATAAACTCATGTGGTTCAGATTCAATTATACTCCTCAACTCCTCAGCAACAATTTTATCATTCTCGATCACTACAATTTTATCATCAATATCTAAATTTCTGGGCTGTATCTCTCTTAAAAAATCATCTTCTAAGGCAAATAAACTATGATCCTCTGTTGTGGTGATTTTTCTACCTTTCTCTGTTATACATGTAAAAGTCCGTTTATAAGGGACTTTATGTCGCAGAACGTCACTTATACTCTCATATGTAACTTTACCGTCTAGAGATGAAGATTTGACACATAATTTATTTGCCTCAAAACTTAATTTAATTTTATGTTCCGCAGGACTAGTAACTATTTCCCAAAGATCTCCAATAGTTATCCGAATTTCTTCACCGTCTTCCAACATTAGATCCAATTCAGAATCTGCTGCAACTGAGAACTCGTCGAGAACCCAATTGGCTGCCCGAGCCATAAACGCGTACGTAGAAGCACCTATAGTAATCATCGTACGCATGTTTAACAGCATGTTATCTAAAGACCAATCAGTCTCAGGCGGATACATATTCACCCGATCCAAAGCCATTTGTAAATATTCAGATAGCTCATAATCTTCCCAAATATATCCAAAAGTTCGAGTTAAATTTTGAATCTCATCCTCTGAACTGGGAGGAGCAAAACGATAATTACGATCCGGATTATTGTCACGTAACAAAATACGGAGACGCTGAATTAAATCAGTCACTCGCTGCGTATATAAATAAGGGCTCAAACCTCCAGAGGCTACACTAAAATCCTCAACTGCTTCCATCTCGGCACTAGAAGCAGACTCCCAGAAATGCCAACGAATTCTATAGAGACCTACTGCTGCATCAAACGGTACCTGATAGGGAGCATAATAAAAACCAACATTAGTATGTGAAGGTATTCTTTGGAACGGCCCAATTAAAACTTCGGCTCCTTGTGTCATATCATACAAAGTATAATAAATATTATAAGCATTTGTAGGTTCGCCTATATCATTCCTTAGAGTTACATTAAGATCATTTGGCCCAAGTACTTGACCTCTTTGAAAGGTGATAGGCATCTCTAATCTCTGGCAGGCCTGGATTTTCTTCTAGACTAAACCTAGCTTCTCTTCCATCTCAACATAAGCATAAGAAATTGCTTGACTTATATCACCACTGGCAACCATATCTTCTATGTGCTGTACCTCAGAATCAGAAAAACTCATTTCAAAAGCTTTCTTATAAAGATCTTTAATATTTGTTCCTAACTGTGTTTCAATATCATAAAGATGATCAGGAAGATCGCCAGGTTTCTCAAGTATTTGCATCAAATCTTTTTCATATGGAAGTAACTTTTTCAAAATACCTAATAATTCTTTGTCATGTGTCGTGAGAGCAGATTCGAGTTTCTGTTCATATTCACCAAATTCTAGCTCAGCAGCAATCTTTTTCAACTCTTTGACTGGGTCCATTTTTTTCTCCAAAAACTAATCTCTGGCAGGTCTGGATTCTCTTCTGCGGCTTCTCATTTTATTTATTTTTCGTTTTCTTCTGAACCAATTTATTTAGATATCCTTGACCAATAGTATCAGTAGTTAGCCATAAAGCAACGTAGTCAGCTGTCGTACCCATCTCGTAATTATCAGCCCACTCCTCAAAAGAATCTTTTAAATCTGCCCAATAAGAAGCATCATAAAATGTCATTGACACTTCAGGATCTTCTATCTCAGCAGCAATCTTTTTCAACTCTTTAATCGGATCCATTTTTTTCTCCAAAAACTAATCTCTGGCTGGTCTGGATTCTCTTCTGCGGCTTCTCATTCTAGGGTCTGAAAAAGCTTGTGATTGAGCCTCTTCGCGAGCCTCTAAACATTCAGGGCATAAAGTATTACCAGGAGGTAATGGGCCTGCCCCACATTGTTGGCAATAACCTGCAGACTTTAAAAACTCGTCTAATTCTGCCGTAATTTGTTCTAGTTCATGAGACAGATGTTCTTCTATTGGAGGAGATTCCTCTTCGACTTCCTCTATTTTTTCCTCTATCTCTTCTATCTGTTCTACATCAACAATATTTTCTTTAATCGCTACAACATGTTCTTGCATCTTGACTAAAGATTTCTCAATCTTAGACAAGGCCTTCTGAGCGGCTTCACCTGAGGATTGTTCTTTTAAAACAGTAAGAGCATCTTGAGATTTCGTTATTTCTTTTTCCAATTTTTCAGCAACTTTTTGTATATCTTGGACTTCCTCTTTTTCTTGTTCTTCTACTGCTTCTTCAATCTCTTCAATCTTTTCATCAGTAGATAAACGATTAAGGTGCTCTGCCAATTCTTTAAGATCGAGCATTATTCATCTCCAAACTAATTAGGGTTCCGTGGATGTATTTCAGGAGGCAGATAATTAGGCAGCAAAATGCCCCACTCTAAACTCTGCTTTGTATTAGCCCCACGTCCCGTTACATCTGTTCTAAATTCTTGAAGATCTTCCCCAAGAGAATTTAGAACACTTAAGAGATTAAAATTCTCGCCTGACTGTGTACCATCAACACTCATTGGTGTCTCCTTTCTAGTTTTGTATCTGGCCTAAGCCTTGGTCACCCGGTGTGATAGCCTCGTAGCTGCTCATTCTGGGTGCCAACCAAACTGCTAGATCTTGGAAACCTTGAGCCTGAGTATTGGCTCCCTTACCTTTCATATTGGCAAGCCAGTAATCATTTAAATTCTGACCTGTCGGAAGATAGATATTGTAGTTGTAGTTAGCTTGATCAACATTATTCATTTTCGTCTCCTTTAAAGATCTTGCTTATGAATGCAAGATTGACTTCTGAGCGCGAATATAATGGACAAAGTCTAAAGCCGAAACTTTAGCATTGCCATTATAATAATCTTCCTTTAATCTGGGTATAGTCCCTGTGTCTTCAAAATAAAAATAAACTCGATCAGTCTCTCTCACATGTTTTACTTGAGAACAACCAGCTGTTCTCAAAAAAGCACTTAAGTATAAGTCAGCTGTTTTATAAAGTTCATTCTTTGGTTGAACCATCGCTATCTCCATTCAAATCTAAATATCACTTGATATAGAAAATTAGTAAATTATAAGATGTATGTAATAATCTTCTTATTCCAACAACAATCAAACGATTAGGAGAGGTTTATTTATGTCTTCACAGTTAGATGCTGCGCTCAAGTTTGGTCCAGAAACTTTAGCAAGTGATTCAGAAAAGACTGGATATCTTTGGGCTACTTATTCAGGCCCTACCTGGTACGTGAACCCAGATGATTCGAATGCTTATGCAACGATTAATGAAGCATCTGCTGAAGCTGACGCCACACTTGAATCTAATAAACCAATCATTATTTTACTAGCTCCTGGTAAAACTCATACTTTAGTTGACGAAAGTTTTAGCCCGGTTGTTAATAGAGATACTCGGATACAAGCTGTCAACGCTTCTGATGGAGGTTGGTATCAAGACCCAACCACAACAATTATTGGTAACATCATACAATCTTCGGCTGCAGGACAATCAGTAAGGCACAATTTTGAATTAGATAATGTTACTCTTACAGGCTCTATTCATTTTGCTCCTAAATGGAATTCTTTCTTTAACCACTGTGCTTTATCAGGACCATTTACTAGAGAACATGGATCTGATGGTTCTTTTATACGGATGTTCGATATTAATATGACAACAAATTGGACAGATCTAGATGCAAATGGAGGTGGAAGCAATGGAACAATTCATCTCTTTAATGCCAATCTAAACCAATTAAATGCTTCGGATATTTTTACCTTGATTGATGGAGCTGATTTAAGAGTTTTCAGTTGTCGTTTTGCTAGTTATGTTGGAAACGGAGGCCATCTATTTGATCTTTCGGGTGGTTCTAATAGCATCCGAGCATTCAACATTAATACTTTTAAATTGTCACCGGCAAATGATTTCAGCTTGGCTGTAGATTGTGCTAGCTCATCTTTCTGGGGATATGGAAAAACACTCTTTAATTGCTGGACGAATGGCGCTGGGCAATTCAATTTTGGCGTTGGTATGCATTGGGGAGATTCTAGTGGACGAATTGACTATTCTACAGATGAAGACGCCAATGAGCCAGAACCTTTAAACCCACCTAAAAATCATATGGTTTGGTATGATAATAGAACAGGCGAAGTTCTCACATGGAATGGTAGTATTTGGATTACTGGCACGCGTTATCGTAAAGAAATGGCAATTGGTATTTCGTCAACTCCAGCTGCCGAACATGATATCGGTTGGAATATCCCCGCTAATTGCCACGCTGTCAAAGGTTCAATGAAAACTCTTAAAACGCTAACTGGGGCAGGGGGTTGCACAAAAGCAGGTTTAGGAGTCGCAGGCGACTTAGATAAATATAGTGAAACATCTAACCTCTCAGTAGGTAATCGCGTTGGGAAACTCAATCCTAATCCTTCTCCTGATGGTGGTGGAGATGATTTAAAAATTTATGCCACATCTGGAGGAGGGGTCGCAGCAGGTACTATCGCTGGATCAGGAACAGAGGACATACGATTAATGGTTTGGTATGAAGCCCCAATAATCATACCTAGTTGATGACTTCTAAGATCTGTTTTGCTCTTTCTTCCCAGGTGTGATTTCTATAGGTATGCTCGAAACCTTTTTCTGCTACACTTTTTCTCTGACTCGGATTTAATAAATAATATCTTAAAAGAGAACGCAAAGTCTCCCCTTCATCATTTACTGGGTACAATACAATTTCTTCTCCGGGTACAAAATATGGTGTAATATTTCGAGTATTATCTATAAAAGTACAACGTCTTAAAGCTGTTTCATTGAAACCTCTGCCAATTGTTTTATTTTCTGTCCCGTCTCTATTTATTTTAGATCTATTAATACATAAGATAATCTTACTTCTTAGATATAAATTAACTACTTCTTTTACTGAAACCCACTCATTATTGGAAATTATTTCTATGTTTCCAAAAGATTTTAAACGGGAAGCCCATGAAGCCGGTGTAATTACCTGTACTTTAAATTCTTCAGACAAAGGTTTGAGCCATGAAAGAACTTCTGGCCTTGGATCAAATAAAGTACCACAGAAAATTATGTCGATGTCTTGATATACTTCTATAGCTTTATAAACTTCAAGATCTACGCCTAAAGGTAAATGAAATACTGGGCAGTTATAAAATTGTTCTAGAGACTTAATAGCATTTTCTTCCACAGTAAATATAATATCTGGAGAACCTTCTGAAAGATTCTCATAAAGCCCCTCAGTATCATAATAAATTAATGTTGGTGATTTTTCTGAATAGGTAGGCAAATCTAATGTAATACAATAATCAGGTGAATCTTGAGAATTAACTTCTAGTTTTTTAAATGCTCTATCTAGGCCATTTAAAATAGGTAAACGTCTAAGATTATTACCATAAGAAACTAAAGAAATTTTTGGAGAAGTCATTTCTTTTTTTCTTTATCGATCATTTGTTCAAATGATTTTTCACTTCGACCTTCAGACTTAGCATATTTTGAAGCTTCCTTCCAGGTGTCAAAAATTTCAGGTTTGCCTTCTTTGTTTTCGACATTAGGAACTAATTTTGGTGTTGAGTGGCTTTCTCTTTGTTTTTTATCCATTAATTTTGAACGTCGTTGGCGATAATTATTTTCTCTATTTACTTTACTCGGAGGAGGACCAGTGAGCCCATCTTTGATATTAAAATTTGTACAAAAAATGCGTTGCATTGGTTCCCCACATTCTGGACAATCATGTTCTCGCTTTTCTTCAGACATCTTATGAAAATGTTCTTCAAGCAAATTGCATTTTCGACAAACAAATTCATAAATAGGCATTTGTTTCCTTTCTACTCTTCTGTTAAAACACGTTCCATCCAATCTTGAGTTAAAGCAGCCACTAAATGTTTGCACAAAAAGGCACGATTTGTTGGACCATCTAACGGGAGTTTATGCCGAACATTAACCCTAGGAAGCGAACCATCATCTTCCCGTTCTCCATATCCGTAACCACGTGTCCAAGAGCTGCGCGAAGGACCCCAAAATTTGAAGGCCGGACAAGTACATTTCACTGCAATATGAAGATCTGAAAAATCTTTACCCAAAATATCTTCAGGCTTCTGTGATACACCTTTATACTCTGGAAGTATTTTTATTCGCACTAGATGTCCAGATGGATCACTTCCTTCATGAGGACAAATGACGCGCAGTGTCCAAACCAATTTCTTTAAATCTGAACGTACAAACTTAACAGTACAATCTTTTGCTAGAACCTTATTCCGTCTTATTGTCTGATCTACAAGCTCTTTAGCTGTCCAAGCTACCCTCGGGACTTTTTGATAAACTTTCTTAACGGGTGGGCCAGATGGTAGAGATTCTATAGGTCTATCTTCCCTAACCTGACGATGTTCTACCCATTTTTGATAAAGCGCTGGGGTCTCTTTTAAATCTCGATGGAACTCCAGGAGCTCAAATTGAAGATCATTACGTGATTGATCCGGAGTTAAGTCTCGATATCTATCGGTTCTCCACCACTTCTGCCAATCCCAAAAACGTAAGTAGTCTTTTGTTTTAGTTTCTGTAGGAGTTACAGGTCTAATGATCTTTCGACCAAGGTCACCAAAACCCCCTTGACCAAAATAACCTGCATCTCCTTGAGCCTTAAGATAACGAAAAATAATTCTACTTACAGCATTTTTATACTTTGGAGTGTCCATAAAATAAAAGAAATTATTATAAAATGAAGAAGGGGGCCAACCATCATCTGGGCGCCATTTTTGTGCATTGTCCCACTCAGCCGGAAATCTAACCGGATAGCGGACATTATCCTGGTGTATGCGATTCCAATCAAGCCTAGTTTCTGGCCCAAAATAAATACCGTCATCTATTTTATTAACAGGACTTGTTGAACGGCTCGGAACAATTACGAATTCTCGTAGGGCATTTAAACGTTCGCGACGTTCTAATTTATCTTCTCTAGAATTTGACATAATCAAACCTTTCGGGGCGGTTTTAAACCCACAATATCTTCGCAACCTTGTCTTAAAACACAAGTTGTTGTCCGGATTACATGAAATTTTTGAAGCCATTTATTTTTAAATCGTTTTAAAGATTGATAATAACTCGTTATCCAATTTTCTGGATGAGCTCCTGATTCACGGTGCTCAACCGGCAATTGAATAGCATAATTTTTAAACCCTCTAGATAAAGATTCAAGACAAATATCGGCACCATAGAGATGAGATTCTATAATACGTTCATCGAATTTTAAGCCTAAATCCTTACGAACAACTAAAAAACACTCGTCAACTGTGTGTGCTTCTCCCTCATTTTTACTCCAACGCCCTTCTGGAACTTTTAAACCTCCCATTATCTTACCCTCTTGCGTCCACCCAGCGACTCCTATTACCCCCCAATTAGACGGGAGATCTTTTATTTTGGATTCAAGCTGTTTAAACCAACCTGGATAAAAATGTAAATCTTGATGACACAATATGACATATTTTGATTTAGCTTGTTGCAAGGAACGATTATAGGCCGAAGCAATTGACAATTTTTCGACTAAATTAAAAACAGGTAAAAATTCTAATTTTTGAGATAGCTCTCGATTTGGACGAACAATATTATCCATCCACATTTTAGGACGAGTAACACAAGTTACAATCGTAAATGTAGGCTTTGTAACTTTGGGTCCTAAATAAACTTTATGTCTAAAATCTGATAAATAAAAATGTTGATCTGGAGAATAATTCCATTTTTTCTGCAAGTATTCAACATCCTTAGATCGTCCACCGCGTCTTATTTTCTTTGAAGTTGCGGCTTCTTCGTGTATCGCCACAGTACCAGAACTTACAACAGATTTCTTTTTAAGTCTATATGCAACACTGAGACAAAGATCTATGTCTTCATAACCATAATCATAACCTGCCGGAAAACCACCAATTTCTTTAAAATCCTCCGAGCGCATTAATAAACAGGCCCCGGTAATAGCTTGAAATTGACGATCTACTTCAGCAAAATTGCGCAATTTTGGAGACATAAAAAAATGCGAAAGATTAACTGGAATTCTATTGTGTTGAAAAAGAACCCCAAGATGCTGCGGAGTTCCATTCGGATAATATAAACGTCCTCCCACAATTCCCACCTCTGGATCATTCCGCAGAATGTTAACCATTTCAGTAAGCCAATTCTTCTTTGGAATTACATCATTATTTAAGAATAAAACATAATCTCCAGAAGCATGCTCTCGAAAAATAGCGTTGTTTAATTCGCCAAAACTACCTAAATTATTTGCACGAGGCGTTATTGTAACTCGAGGGTCTTCAAGACGTTGTAAAACATCTACAGAATTATCAGTTGAACCATTATCACAAACATGCCAACGCCATTCTGGATAAGTCGTATTCTTACTAATTGCTTCAAAACACCTTTGTAATAGATCTGCTCGATTAAAGTTAAGAGTTATAATATCAACTAAACCAACGATTTTCTTTGAAAATACTGGTTCTAATTTAGTAGGCTTATGAATAATCTTTTTATTAAAAACAATTGTAGGTTCTACCTCTGTAAAAATAGGCACTTGAGGTACAACTCTTTTTGCTGGAGCTGGTGGGGCAGCCCCTCTCAAACTAAAAGAAATCGAACCATCGATAACTTCTTTATTTATCTTTAAGATTCCCCCATTATGCTCTCTAAGTATACGAACACCAATAGCTTTGCCTGATTCACCCTTATCTGAGGAAAGCGTAAGAATAAATTTTTTATTTTGGGCTTTAGTCGGAGATAATGGTAAAATTAATGGGAAGCCATTAGTCACTTGATTAGCAAATATCGTATTTTTGAAAAGAGAATGTCCTTGATCATCTGATAAATCTATAGATAAGGATCCCTCAATAGAACCATAATTATCTAGATCTAAAGATAGACCATCAACAACCCCAAAATCCCCAATAAATTCTTGCTTAATAGCTGAACCTTTTAAAATCGGATAAGTATAAGAGGATCTGCTAGGATGTCCTATTTTTGGTATTCGACATTTACTTCTAAAAACAACAAATCCAGGTACAGGTTTATTATTTAAATAGCGTTGACCTTGAAAGAGTCTTGAACTCTTCCAAATAACGACATTGTTGCTCTGAAAGGAAGCAGGAGCTTCAATTTCAAAAATAAAATCTCTACCTCGCGATTTCTGTAAAGGTTGAAATTCAAAAGGATGGTAAAGATTATCTCGTATATTTGCTAAATGCTCAACCAAACGAACAATTTCATAGGCACTTCCTTGCTGCCGCAGTGTAAAAACAAGCTGTCCGACATTAGTGCGATTATATGTTCCAAATTTAACTTCAATACAATTTAAATTATCCATCCGACAATGAAAAGTTTGTCCAATTTTGACTCCGGCTATAAGTTCTTCACATAAACTTTCAGAGCCCGAAATTTGACAATCGAGCATTGCTTTATAAGATGTCATCTAGTCAATCCGTTTATACTGGCAAAAAATCACTGACCTATTTTGCTTTTTAACTAACTCAGGAAATTCCTTCTGGGCCATCCTCCTCATTTCCTTCCTAAACAAAGAGATTTCTTCTTTCGTGAAGTTTTTTGATTAGCAAATAAATTTTAGTCTTCACAGATATTTACCAACTAATCCAATTGATTATACAAAATTAGTTAATTATGTACTGATGTTATTTCTTTTTATTTGGTGGGATTTTTGAAACCTCAACTTTACCCTCTTTTAAATTTTTATCAACATAAGTATCAAAATCTTGGCCTAAAATATCTTCAGGTTTTGTTTCTTTCTTTGCGGAAGGATTTTTTTCTTTTGGAGAGAGAGAGGATATGTGTTTGTCAATATGCTTTTTTAAGGTTTTATCTATAACAGCAAGACGCATAAGAGTATTAACATTTTTAATTTTTAGCATTTCTTTTTTGCGTGTTGCCCAATGCTGATTAAGATCCCAACTTTTAATTAAATCAGCATCATCAACATTAGACATATTTTTCAGTTGTTCAAACTGAATTGAATGATCTTCATCTTCTCGATCTTCAAAGCCAATCTTTGGTTTTTTAGAATCTTTGGTTTTCTTTTGTTTAGACTCATCAACAGCTTTTGAATCTTCTTCATAAACTATTTGTTCAAATTCTTTTTTCTTCGTTTTTGCTTCAGATTTCTTAACTCCTTCAATTGGACGAGATTCCTCTACTCCTTCATAATCAATACGAGAATCTGCTGATTCAGAAAGATCCTCCATAGCAACAAGCCAACCTCTTTTAATCGCACCAACAAGAGGACTTGGTCGCACATTCTGTTCAACATTACCAAATTTGACCTTACCTGCATCTTTATCGAAGAATAAAATAGAATCTTTAACTAGATCGCAGGAAAGTTCGCCAAAATGAAAACTCTGCTTTACGATGTACTGTTTCATGGAAGGTCCTTTCAATCTAAATTTAAATCTAATTAACAAAACGCATTAGTGAACTATAGACAAAAAAACAAAAACTTGATGAAATAGTTTACTAATATCAAGATTTGAGTGTTAACCAGGAATTGAGTATCTTTCAGGAGACAGTCATGCCGTTTTACTACAACACTGGGACGGACAATTTTTCAGGTTTAACTGTGGGGTCAGTCTTTGTTAAGGACCTTGGCGAGCGTACGCATAAGGTTCATGGCCCACAAAGAATGACGCCCAATCCAAACTTTGGGTCAAAAAGTGCTACTTTGATGGCAACCCTAACTGCCCCAGCAGGCTACACTTATTCAATTGGGGCCGACGGATTTATCCGCCTCACAAGGGATGCTGACGGCTTTCTAATGAGTTATTACTCAATTACACCGATGGATGTAGCCAACGGGTATATTGCTTATAAAAAGCCGGTGCTGGGCTGGGATGCCACAGCAAACAGATGGGTAATGTTGTGGCAACCAACGAATATCGGACAAAATAGATACTTTCCTCACCCGCAGACTGGAAATGTTCCAGTAGTTGTTTGGGTTGACCCTACTGGAGACCAGATCAGAAGTCATAATACAGGACAAATACATGACTTCATCGCTCGCGGCATACTCGTACTAACCGTTTAACAAAAAATAAGCCCATGATTAAATCATGGGCTTATTTTTTCTAATTAGCTCCAAACATCAAGCCGCTTTTTAGCCAAAGTCAGAAGATGATCAGCCTTTTTCATTCTCTCAATAGAAATTTCTCTCTGTTCTTCGTTTAAATCCTGCGCTAAATGCGATTCAAGAGATAGAAAAGAAACCGCACTAGCAATGAACAAAATAAGATCCCCTAGCCCCATAAATTCAATTTCTTCCTCAGTTGTTTCAAAAACAATTGGGCGTTCTTCCATTTGAATTCCTTTCAAATTTGGGACGTAGACCAAGACCATGTTTTTACATAGTCTTTCAATTGCTCAGCAGACATTCGACGAATTTTATAATACTCCTGCTCGTTTAACTTTGAAAGATTATTCTCAACGCTATTATAATGGCGAGGATGAGACAAATGATATAAATGTCCAGAAGTCCTTATAATTTTAAAACCTAATTTTTTAAAACGTATCAAACGTTCATTATCTTCATAACCCCAAGATCTAAAATTCTCATTCTCCATCCCGCCTTGGTAAAAAGCCTTTTTGCTCCAAAAAAAGGCTCCTCCAACAGCACGTGGATTAGTACAATGACATTGACCATCCCTAATTGAATTTAAACTAAGTTCCGCTCGAATCGTAGGATGAAACTTTTCAGGAACATCTAAGCATCTGCCAGCATAAGGTAAAACACCTGAAGACTGTCCTGACACAAGAGAACCTACTGCTTCTGTATACTGACGAAGAGGAAGTAAAATATCAGCATCATAATTAACGATAATGGGAGTCTGTGAAAGTTTTGCCAAATTATTTAAAATTCTAGTACGATGAAACCATTTATTTTCAGAAGGGAAGTGATAAACTTTACAATTCTTACCAAAATCTTCTAAGGTAAATATTGGAGATTCTTCTCCAATTAAAATATTAGTCTTAAAATATTTCTGAAGATAGTCTACAACAAGATCTAAACAAGATCTTCGCTTTGGCGAATCAACACGAATTGGAATAGTAAACGTTGTATTACTTAAATCAATCATTTCGTCTCTAAAAATTTCTCAACAAAAGATAAAATAATCTTTGAAGGGGGCTCCTCAGATAGATAAAATGACTGGTCTCTAACTGGAGCCGAAGATAATAACCAAGAAGAATCTGTTATTGAAAATTGACATCTCTTAGCAAAATTAAATACAAAGGTATCTTGCCACTCCGCCAAAGAACGAAAAACTAAAGTAGACTTTCCAAAAAAAGGAGAGATCTTCTGCAGACTACCAGAATCCGTTAAAACAAAGGAACACCTAGAAAGATAATCAATCATCTGGGTATAAGAACAAGGCTCCAATTTCTGGATATTACTCGGCAAACTCATTTTTCGAACTAAACTATCAATACGATGGTGCACGAAAAACTTTATTGGAATTAAAATACGGCTACAAAATTGAATAATTTTTTCTAGCTGTTTAATATTACAATTCTCTTGACGATGTATTGTCATTACGCCAAACTCTTCAAAACTAATTTTTGGATCAAGTTTATTCAAATATTCATACTCAAGGTCCCCACAAAAAATACCATTGGATACTTGTTTTAGTGCCCTCTCAGAGGAACAAAATTTTAAGGAAGAAACGCTATCAACAAAAAGACGATTAATTTCTTCAGGCACTAAGGAATCTCCACATCTTTCCCCTGCCTCTATATGAGCAACAGGTATACCTCTTTTATAAGAAGCGAGTGCGGCACAAAAAGTAGAATTTGTATCACCAAAAGTCATAACAATATTTGGATTCATTAAAGACAAAAAAGTATTGATCTTTAAAAGACATTCAGATATAAAATTCAATTCAGAATAATTTGTTAAATCTAACGTAAAATCGATCTCTAAACCTAAATCTTTAATAATCTGAGAAGAAACATTCGGAGAAAAATGTTGATAAGTGTCTACAATCTGATGATCGACTCTTAATCTTTTACATAGATCATAAAACGGCTTAATTTTTATATATTGGGGTCGGGTTCCTATAATACTTAAAATTTTCATTTTTCTAAAGCTTTCTTTACAGAATCAACAACATAATTAACTTCAGTATCTGATAACTTTGGATATAAAGGAAGAGATATTGTAGATGCCCCAATTCGTTCAGTCTCCGGAAAAGCTTCTTCTTTTTGTTGGAATAAATCTCTAAATTTACGCAACAAATGTAAAGGCTCATAATTAATAGTAAAGCCTATACCAAAAGATCTAAGATTTTCCATTATCTTCTCTCGCTTATTTGGGTCAACCCAAATTGTTGAAAGATGATAACCGCTCTGAGAATTTGGATAAATTTTTGGCATTATTGTTGAAAAATGTTTATGATATTCAATATCAATTTCTTTTCGTCTTCTCCAATGTTTTTCAATTTTAGACATCTGAGGCAAAAGTAAAGCGGCTTGTATATTTGACATGTTATATTTCCACCCTAATTCAACTAAATCCCAATGACTAATTTTATGAGCATATCTTAAAGAAACTTCCTTATCAATCCCATGCGTGTGTAAAAGTCGGACTTTATCTATTATATCTGAACGATTAGATATAAGAGATCCTCCCTCACCACAAGTTAAACTCTTCGTTGCATAAAAACTAAAACAAGATGCATCACTCAATTCACCTACCCTGATCCCATCACGTGAGGCTTCTAAAGCATGAGCTGCATCTTCTATGACAATTAAATTATAATTATCAGCAATTTTTCGAATTGCTCTCATATCACACATCTGTCCATACAAATGAACAGGCAAAATAGCTTTTGTTTTAGGAGTAATCGCTGCTTCAATTAAATTTGCATCGAGATTTCCAGTATCTCTTTCAACATCAACCCAAACAGGCTTTGCCCCAATATGTACTAAAATTAGAGAAGTAGCAACAAAGGTTAAAGGCGTTGTTATAACCTCATCTCCTTCTTTAATACCTGCAGCTAAAAGAGCCAAATGAAGAGCCCCAGTACAATGAGATAGACCAACGCAGTAGTCTACAGATAAATAATTGGCGAACTCTTGCTCAAATTGTGTAACCAAAGAACCTGTTGTTAAAAATTCCGAATCTAAAGCAGAACAAACAGATTCTTTTTCTTCTATATCTAAATTGTGTTTAAAAAATTCTACTTTCAATGGAGAATTACCTTTCCATCTGGGAGTTTAATAGGAACCTCACGCATCCATCTTAGAGGTTCCCACCATTCACGGTTTGCCGCATACCATTTAATTGTTTTTTGCAAACCTTCTTTAAATGGAGTCTTTGCCTTCCAGGACCATTGCTTAAAAACTTTTTCAGTGGAAGCAATATGCCTAGTTACCTGTCCTGGACGATCATAAATGTACTCGATTAAATCTGAAGATTTTTCTAAGGACGATAAAATAAAATTGGCAATAAAGTTCAAATCATAATCTTTACCTGAACCTGCATTAAAACATTGGCCAAATAAATTTTCACTTGATCTTAGGATAGTATCCAAAATTTCACAATGGTCATGAACAAAAATCCAATCTCGTGAAGCTGTCCCGTCTCCGTGGATTTTCAAAGGCTCGTTTAAAAGAGCGTTCGTTATGAAACGAGGTATTACTTTTTCCAAATGCTGGTTTGGGCCATAATTATTAAAAGGTCTAACAATAATGGCAGGTATATTATAAGTCTTCCAATAAGAATAAACTAATCTATCAGCTCCGGCTTTTGCACTAGCATATGGGCTCATAGGTAAAAGTGGATGTTCTTCAGTCATCGGATCTTCTACCGCTGTACCGTAAACTTCTGACGTTGAAATATGTATAAACTTTTTTACTTTTGGATTTTTTAAAATAGCGCTACAAAGCGTTTGTGTTCCTAGAACATCTGTCTCAAAAAAGATACGATTATCAAAGATAGAGCGAGCAACATGACTTTCAGCAGCAAAATGAACGATGTAGTCAGAACGATCTACTAATGGGTTAACAATCTCAGGATTACAAATATTTCCATACCAAAACTCAAAACGATCAGAATCTAAAAGAGATTTACTAAAATTCTGGAGATTACCTGCATAAGTCAAAAGATCTAGAACTATCAAACGGCATTGAGGATATTTATTAAAAAGAAACTTTACAAAATTGCTTCCAATAAATCCTGCCCCACCTGTAATTAAAATAGTAATCTGATCCATCAGTCCCTCCAAACAGCTATACCAAAACCTGACGCCCCATAACCATTCCCATTATATAAAAGATATTTTCTAGAATCATGTTTAAAAACACAAGGGAAACAAACTGATTCTGAATCCCAACCATCTGCAGAAATACTCAAGCCAATAAATTTATCTTTTCGTTGCCAACTTAAACCATCCAAAGACTCGGCATAACCTATTCGAAATGTTTGAGCTTCTTTTGAAGCACGATAAGAGTACCACATTTTATAGAGATTATCTTCTTTTAGAACACATGGACGGCCTATAGAATACTCAATATTGGAATTGAAATCTATACAAATATGTCCAGACCTTTCCCACTCAAGCCCATCAGAAGATTCTGCATATTTAATATGATAATAATGTTTAGGCTTATTATGCTCGACTACCCATTTAACTCCAGAACTATACCACATTCGAAAATAATTGTCTTCTTGGAGGACCCAACAAGTCCCGGCTAAAAATGGATCAATTTTATTACGACCTAAAATAGGAGATTTGGAGAGGCGAGAAAAGATAGATTCATCATTTTGGTTTGCTGCTACACCAAGAAAAGAGTACATTGGAACTGTTTTTCCTAAACTCCAACCAACATAATATAGGTATTTAACGCCACCAAAACTTAAAATCTGACAAGGAAAAAGACCGCTATCATCAAAAGTCCCTAAATCTCCTAAACTTAAAACAGGCCTCTGATCAACATCAATAATAACTTGTTTATTTAGATTAAATTTTAAACGCCCAATTTGAGACCTATTTAAGGCATCTCGAGCAGCAAAATAAATATGGAAAAGATCTGTCCCAATATGCTCAACGCAGGGCATTGCAGCATGCGAGCAAAGCCAATCCAAATTTGCATCTTTTGGATTAAAAATTAACCCTTTTTTAAGCCATGGCATTTCTTTTTGCCTGAATTAAAATACTAGTACAAAGTTCTGGATAATGGATTCCCTCTTTAAAAAGACCTGTTATGATCGAATTTGATAAATTCAAAGACTCAATTTGTTTAGTTGCAAAGGGCTTTAAATAAATCCCCTCAACTGAATTAACATAATAACCACAAGCAGACACTAAAGAATTTAAAGAATTAACTGAAAAAAGGCGCTTATGTCCTACAGAAAGATCTGCTTCACTTAAATCAGACAAATTTTTAATAAGCCCGGCATGTAAACCTAAACGCTTATTTAAAGCCTCAAAATTAGGAACAATAATAAATAAAGAACCGTCAGGCACTAAATGCTTTCTAAATCTCTTTAATATAACTTCAGGATCTTGTACATGCTCTAAAATAAAACCCATCATAATAACATCAAAATAATCACTTGATTCATACTCCTCAAAAAGAGTATGAATTATCTTAGTATCTCCAATGGCTTTCTCTTTAAATTTATCAATTGCTTTTTTTGATCCCTCTATAATAACATGTTTAGAAAAATGTTTAGAGAATTTTAAAGAAGAGTCTCCATAACCAATACCTAATTCTAATACTGATAATTCTTCGGGGTTCTTTAACTGTGTTATAATTCTATCTGTGTACCAGTTTATAACTAATTTGGTTTCATCAGCATAAGGAAATGCTTCATAATTTGTATAGAAAGCATCAAGACTATCAAATAAAGACATAACAAACCTCTATTTTATTTTTACTACCTAAAGCTTCATAAATCTACTAAATTGTTCTGAATCTAAACGAAAAGGTTTTGTGGGTTCCGTAACAAACACTTGTTTATCTGTTGTATCATTTAAAATAACTGTTTGTGAGCCAATAATGCATTCGTTTCCTATTTTTAAAGCATTACGAATGAAAGAATTGCCTCCTATAAAACAATTATTTCCAATTTTGACATCTCCGCAAACAACAACATGTGACGAGAAAAAACAAAAATTTCCGATCTCAACATCATGGCCAAAATGACAACCGCTCCAAATAACTGTGCCGACTCCAATCTGCATAAAAGGTTGTAAATTATTATCTTCTAGAATAAAAGAATTTTCTCCAATTTGAGTATCTCCCCAATGAGTTGCTTTTGAACTCAGATATTTTGCAAACTTATATCCTTTTTCCTTTGCTTCAAGATATTTTGATTCACGTATAGAATTCAACTTTGAATAACCAATCGCTACAAACATCTCAAAAGATGAAGGTGGGGCATACCTCTCAATTTCGTCGAAAGGGATAACAGGTAGACCACAAAAATGACTTTCTTGTGGTTGGTCCTCTGTGAAACAAGTAATCGCATAAGAAGAATCTTTGATAAAATAAAAATGAGCTAATTGCGCAAATTTAGAAGTACCAAAAATAATAAGATTAGGCATTACTATCTCCTTCTATAGTCTGAGACCCCCGTCTACCTGCAAAATTCGACCATTAAAAAAAGCATTTTCAATAATAAATATAAAACCTTTAATGATCTCTTCTTCAGTAGCTAAACGTTTTAAAGGAGTCTGTTTAATCCATTTTTTCTGTAAATCTATAGGCATTTTACTTGTAATGCCTGAATCTACAAATCCTGGAGCAATCCCAGCAACTCGAATCTTGAAATTGGATAACTCTTTAGCCCATGTTAAAGTTAAGGATTCAACTGCGGCTTTCGAAGCGCTATAAGCAGATTGTCCGGAGTTTCCTAAGGAAGCGATAGAACTAACATTAATAATTAAACCCTTAACTCGATTCTGGACCATTTTCAGGACAACTTCACGAGTAACATAAAAAAGCCCATTTAAATTAACATCGAAAACTTCATGCCATTCATCTATTGGGTGAGATATCAAACCTGATTCCGAAAAACCAACTAAAAGATGATCCTGTGTGACTGCCGCATTATTAATTAGAATGTCAACTGGATCAAGATCTTTTAAAGAATGATAAACATTTATTGCTTGGGAGACATTACACTTAATAAAATTATCAAAGGTAGCGGAATTATTTTCAACCAAATCTAAAACCGTGATTTGAGCTCCACGTTTCTTTAATTCTATAGCAAGAGATAAACCAATACCCGAAGATCCTCCTGTAATCAAAATATGTTTGTTAAGTAGAGCCATTCACTAAAAACCCTTCTTCTTTAAGACTTCAAGTATCTTCAAAAAGCTCTTCATTTCAATAATATCAGCAACTTCTAAAGTTATTCCAAATTCACTCTCAATAGTACTCATAATTTCTAAATGCCGCATTGAGTCCCAACTAGGAGTTTTTTGTAAAGAAACAGATTCATCAACTTGATCTGCGGATAAATCAAAAATATCAGACAAAATTTTCTTGATTTGTTCTTCTAACATCAAATGCTCTCCAAAAAATTAGATTTAAAATAATCTACAAGAAGACGATAAAGAATTTTTTGAGTAGGTCCCTTTGGGATCTCCGATAAATCCGACAGCGTGTTGATTATAATTACTTCTTTCGGGCACTTAAAATAAGCAAGGTAATCAGCGCAAAACCCAATAATTGTCTTTTTATCAAGTGAACTATTTATAGTTAATTTTACAAACGCACAAAGTTCTTGTCCAAGTATGGGATCAGGTATACCAATCACTGCACAATCTGCAATTTCTGGATGCTTAAGTAAAACATTTTCAGTCTCTGATGGATATATATTTTCTCCGCCTTTTATAATCAGAAAGTCATGTCTACCCGCAAAATAAAAATAACCATCTTCTGTCTCATAACCATAGTCACCAGTATGGAACCACCCATTTCGAAAAGATTTTTCATTGAGGTCAGGCAAATTATAATAGCCCCGTGTCACATTTAAACCACAAATACAAATCTCGCCAACTTCATTAAGAACAACATGGCCATTTTCATCTAAGACTTTCATTTCATTTATATTGAGAGGTCGCCCAACTGATCTCTTTCTTCGTTTTTCTGCTGGGTAATCATTAAAACATGAAAAAGATGTAGTTTCAGTTAAGCCAAAGCCTTCAAAAATTGGAACTCTAAAAGCGTCTTCAAACTTCTTTTGAATTTCTTCAGATAATGTTTGCCCCCCACAAATTATACCTTGTAAACTGCCCCTACGCTTTGATTTCTTCTCTCTTAATAAAACTGATAAAATAGAGGGCATTACACTTAACCAAGTACACTGATATTTTTCAACAATCTCCCAAAAAGACTTTAAGACCAAAACAGACTCTACAAGAACTAAAGAACCTCCCACACTTAAAGGAGCAAGAAGAGTTACTACCTGCCCATTATTATGAAAAAGAGGTAGTATACATAAGGTCCTTGTCTCCTTATTAAATTGAAATTTCTCTGCAATAGCCTGGGCGTCATAAATTAGATTAGCTTGAGATAAGATCACACCTTTAGGGTTACCTGTAGTCCCTGAAGTATAAATAATAACTGCATCATCCCAGAGAGAAGTCCTTAAAACATCCAAATTCTTCACTGAAAATAAATGTTCTGACGCAGAAAAGAGATTTAAATCAATAGAAATTTTCTTTATAGATAGAGTGTCAACTTTCGAGGATAACTCTTGTTTATAAAATAAAATCTTTGAATCACTATTGTTAGCAATAAAATCGATCTCTCGAGAAGATAATTTAGGATTAATTGGAACTACAATGATACCTGAAACAAGACAAGCAAAATATAATAACACGAATTCTTTACAATTATCGGCAAGTAAGCTAACATGATCTCCCTTTTTGAGTCCCATATTATGCTTTAAATAATAGCTTCCAGAAATCGCTGAGTAATATAATTCCTCAAAAGTCATTTGTGAATCAAAAAAGATTAAAGCTGTTCTAGAACCATAAAGAGTAGTCTGTTCTCTCAAGAGTTTATAAATATTAATATAACGAGGTGGGACCGCTTGAGAAAATTTAAGTTTCTGATGCTCTTCTAATTCAGCCATGTAAAAATTTCCCGACTCTCTCTAAACCTGTATGAATTTTTTTAAAACTTCCTACAAGCGGCCCAAAACTTAATCTAATACCTTTTTTCATCGAATTACCAAAACCCCATCCTGGAACAAATAATACATTAGTTGCTTCCAAAACTTTTTTCACAAAGCCAACGCTATCGGCTTCAGTTTTAATACAAATATAAGGTGCACTCTGAGCAGATATGTAAGGTAATTTTAAATTAGTTTTTATTTCTTCTTCAACAAAAGAAGCGGTTTTCTTATAAAAATCTCTTATTTCAGATATATACCCAGTCAATAAATTATTATCTAAAACTACTTTATCGATAAAATGAGTAAAAGCTAGCTGATGTAAAGTATCGGGACTTAAACTCAATGAATTCTGTATTGATCTTAAGGAATCTATAATAAATTCTGGAGCCTCAACCCATCCCATTCGTCTTCCGAGATTTTTCGCCCACTTTGAATTTGAATGAATAGACAAAAAGTTTGGGCTTGGTGCCCAAGAAAAATACTCAGGAATTTCCTCAGTAAAAGTAAGAGTTTTGTAAGCAAAGTCTAAAATAAGGAAACTATCAATTTTTTCGACAGCCTCTCTAGCCCGTTTAACAAAATTTGTTGGAAGTATTTGTGAAGTAGGATTATCCGGAGATATCAAAATAACAACTTTCGGTTGCTCTTTTAAAATGAAATTAGATAAATCATCTGTCTTTTCATTTACTTCATACTCCCATAATTGTGTATTTAAAACAGGAAAGCGTATAATTTCTATATCACAAGCTGTTAAAGACTGTATTGGATAATTGCAATAGGTTGGGTCTAAAAGTAAAATCTTTTCTCCAGGATTCATTAAACAAAGAATAAGAGCATAAAAGAGTTGAGTAGAACTCGACCCAATAGCAACATTAGCCACTTTTAAATCTTTAACATTAAAAAGGATCTGCTCAAACTGAATAATAGCCTCTTTACATTCATTAAAGCCTAAAGTCGGGGAATACTCACCAGTAAAGTCAAAACTATCTCTTATAAGAAATTCATAAGATTCAGATAAAGATATAGGAGCGTGATGCCCAACGAATCCACCGGCAAAGCTAATTAGATCTTTCGGATTTAAACCAAGAGACTTAATAAATTGTGGGTCGGCAAAGTCCATAATCTCCCGAATAGGAGAAGGTCGCTGCAAAAACGTCATAGCTTTTTTTGAAATTTGATTTTTCACTTTAAATCCTCAGGTGTCAAAATACGCACATTCTTTGGTTTTGGTATTACCATTCGTCCTGTTAAAATATCTAAACTCTCCTGTCCATGATTAAAAAGTAAGTCAACAATAGATAAATGCGAAATAAAAACATCTTGTTTCCATGTCTTCTGATTATAGTAAGGATGTTTATAGTCATGCCACAATAATGAATAACCCACTTCCTTAAATTGATCTTCATCTATATAATTCTTAGCTAAAACACCTGAAATATAAACTTTAACTTTGGGTAAAGTTTTCAAAATAGCGATAAGTTTATCACTTTTTTCAAGATGAGAAACATTCTTAAATTTTTGAGAAAATTTAAACACTACATCTTTAATTCCGAGATAATTGACTATTTCAAGAACCAAAGCATAATTCAAATTTGAAATGTTAGAATGTTTTTCTCTTAAAGGTTTCTCAATCAAAGGAAAAACTTCAGGAAAGAAAGGAGTCTTTTTATAACAACTATATATAAGATTTAAATGCTTTTCTATCCAAGGTTGTGAATAACTAATACCAACTTCGCAAATTTTATATTCTCTAGAACTTTTTTTAAGATTAACTGGAACAGTAAGCCAACTCCATCCTTGGGGTGTACGACATCTATTTCGACTACGCCAATCTCGTTTAGTCCATTGAACATCATCAAGAAAAATAAAATAGTCACTCTGATCAATAAAATCAAAGAAACCTAACCAAGGTAAGTAGGCCGATTGTAAGATAGTACATTTCATTTATAAACATACACCGAATATTCCCATAAAGGGTAATCATGTCGCAAGATAACGCGGGGACTCAAATTTTCAATACAAAAATTAAGCATTTTCTGTGGAGAATAATAAAATAAATGTTCTTCCTCAAAATCAACATATGAAGTCATCATGTTAAAAGCCAAACCTTTTCGAGTAAATTCAAAAAGCTTTACGAGCATTGATTTTACAAACTCTTCCCATTCAGCATTTAAAATCTGATTTTTGACATAAAATAAACCTGAAATAACAATAAAGTCAGATAAAATTGGAGGCTCTTCTAAAACGTTTAATATCTCAAAACAAACTCCAGGAAATAAAGATTTAGCTTCTTGAATCATACTTTCAGAAATATCTGTCCCGGTATATTTACAGGAAATTCTCTGATCTCGAAGATACTTCAAAAAATGTCCGCAGCCACATCCCACATCATGCACTAATTTGTCTGAAAGGTCACCTATTTCACTTAAAATCTTAAAACGAAGATTCTGTGAGACATTATCTTTCCAATCAACTCCTTTAGATGTTGGACCATGAAGAGCAAGTTTAGATTCATAATAGTCTATAGTTTCTTTATAGATCTTCGGGAACATTTTTTAATTCTCGTTTTTCTTTACAAGTCCAATCTTGACAATTACGACAAATTTCTGGAACTTTTGACCATTGTTCCAAAATATGATATTTTGCAAAGTCATGTACTTGTTTTGACCAAATTTCTTTAAGGGGCGTAGTATTAATATTTGAAAATACTGTGCGCCCATCCCAATCATTTACACAAAACGGAGTTCTGCCATCCCAATAAATGCCCAAAGTATCAAGAAGAGAAGGGCAAGAATAGCGATCAATTTCAGGTTGGTCGACTTCAACCATATCTATCCACTGAGCAGGCTCTTTTATAAAAACACTAACCTCTCGCTGTCCCCAATAATCTGCAAAGAGTTTCTTTTCTTGTTCATTTTCAGCCATTGAAATCAATTGAACAGAAACCTTTAAGTCTTTGGGCTTTATTTTTAAAAATTGATCAACATTATATAGAACCTTATTAAAATCTCCTCCAATTCGGATCTTTTTATAGGTTTCTTCAGTTGCGGCATCAATCCCAATATAAATTTCAGTGAGCCCTGCATCAATCAAAGATTTGGAAGTCTCTGGATCTAAAGCATTTCCATTAGTATTAATTAAGTGATGTTTTAAACCTAAATATCTTCCAAATCGTATATATTCAGGTAGTCTATTTTTAATTATTAAAGGCTCCCCTAAAAAACAATACCATAAACGGATATGAGTATTAAAATCGGCAATTTGTTCTAAAATATTTAACATAAGTTCTTTTTTCATATTACCTAATTTACGCTTCGTTGTTCTTCGACCGCACATCTTGCATTCAAGTTGGCAGTGGGCAGTTGTTTCAACAACAATATTTCTTGGATAACTCAAATCAACAATCATCTTTAATTCATCCTTTCATAACATGAAATTAAATTTTTGAGCATAAATTCCTTACCATACTTTTTGTAGCGGTCTCGAATAGAGATATAACGTTCTTGAAGATCTTTAAGATTCTCGATCGCATATAACAAAGTGTGTATTATCTTCTTTTGATCTAAAGGCGTTCTCAATAAATGTTCTTTATGTTTTAACAAATTTTGAGTTTCTGGGGAATCAAAAATAATAACGACTGCCCCGGAATAAAGTGCTTGAACATTTGTTCCAGCGAAACCTGAATCATGTGTTGTCATCGAATAAATAATATTATGTTCTTTAATTAACTGAGCAAAATCTCTTTGTGAGAGTTTTTTACTTATAAATGTACAATATTGAGAGATCTTTAATCTTTTTGTTAGATCTCTCATTTTAATAAGATAAGGCATCCCATCTTGAACAGATTGACCAACCACTAGTGTTACATGCACATTAGTATATTTTCGAAGTAGACTTGGGATTGATCTAATTAGAAATTCTTGATTATAATGCGGAACCATAGAACGGGGCGAAAGAATTTTAGGTTCTAAAGAAACTTCACGTTGTTTTTCATAAAATGAAAGGTCAATCAAAGGTCGAAACATTACATATTTATTAGAAAGTTGTACACCGTAGAATTTTTCAAAGACCGGAACCATATGCGCCATACCATGCAAAAAATAATCAATAGTTTTAATACAAAAAGACTCATAATATTTTGATTTTTTTGTTGGCCTTTTTATAGTTTGTGAACTCCAAGGCATAATGCATGTAGGCAATTTAAAAGTCTCTTTTGACAACCAAGTAGGAATACAAGAATAAGTTAAGGAATGCCCATGAACTAAATTAGGCTTTTCAATTTTAAAAACTGTAGCTAAAAAATTACGCAATTTCGGAATATTGAAGGAAGATGCCCCATGATAAGATCTATAAGGATAGTGGTAAACCGGAATATGTTTAGAAGTTACACTCTGATGCTTAGGCATATAACTTATTAAACATTGTTTATAGCCTAATACATCCAAGGATTGTACTACATCTCCCAAATGTACAGAATGTGCTCCGCCGATATGACAAATCTTAGGCTTTTGCATCTTTAAATCTTCTGTAAAAAATATTGGATACCTATAAATTCAATTAGTTTCACGTGACCAGATTGAATAAATTCATCTACTGCACGGATAGGTCCTTCAAAATAAGGTTTTTTAATGTAGTCATCTCCAGTTATAAAACCTCCAGGCTTAACCTTTAAATAACAAAGATCTAAATCTTTTTTAACAAAAGCATATTCATGATTTCCATCAATATAAACCCAATCAAAATAATTATCTGGAAAACTAGATAGCGTTTTATCTGAATAGTCTCGATGTACCTTAACAATTTCTTTTTGAATTAGAGAATTGAATCTAACAAGAACATCTTGATACATTTTATCTAAATCCTTTTGTCCGAAAACCTTTCTTCTCTGGTTCGTCTCTTGGTGTAAAGGTGTGTGATTCTGAAAAACCCAGGGGTCTATTAAGTGTAATTTCTTAGGCTGGGTCAATGATAAAATCAATTGAGACCCTTGACCATAAAGAACACCAAGCTCTGCGCAAACACTATTTTTTGGTAGCTTTTTAAATAAAATTCTTCTCTGCTCACTATGATATAATTTTTTCGCCATAAGCTAATAAGCCTTTCTTACTTTGATTATAGGCAACAACCACATTTTCAAAATAATGTTTGTGTAAAAGAAGATTAAGAGATTTTCTTGAATAATAAAACAAATGGTTAGGGATATCTATAGTAAACTCATTAGCATCCACAGAGGGTACTGAAAGAGATATTACACCTTCCTTTCCTAAGATACGATAGACTTCTTCAAGAAATTTATTTGGATTACCTAAATGCTCTAAAAGTTGATGAAAAATTATAATATCGAACTCGCCATCTTTAAATTTAAAATCGAAAATAGTTCCTTTTTTAACATTTAAAGCATAAACTGTTTTACAATAATTCAAATATCCATCATGTAGGTCTAAACCCAAACAGTCATAACCTAAATTTACAAATCTCTTCAAGAAAGACCCCGAATAGCAACCAATCTCAAGAACTTTACCCTTAGGTTTTAAATTAGAAAATTGTGATAAAAAATTAAAGTATTCGGGGTAAACATTTTTTTCTCTAAATTCTGTATCATTTTTAATCAAATTAAAGGATTTATTTTTTCGGGCATAATGTTGAACTAAAAATTCTCCTGTAGGTAAAGGTTGGGCAAAATAGGTTTCGCATTCTTGACAAAAGAAAATTGAAAAGGAACCTTGATTCACTATCTTCATTCTTTTTTTAGAATGTTTTGGATTAATGGCTGTTGCAGAATCTTTCTCACAGATGGGACAAATCATGGTCTTTTCCAAAATTGATTGTAACCTTCACCCATCCAATATTCCCATTTAGAAGGTAAAGCTGTACAAACACCATCTATAGAACCTGGATCTTTTATAGTGTCTTTGAAATACTGATTAAAAATAGATTTAGTTAATTCAGGTTTCCAAGAAAATTTATGAGCATTTATATTTAATTCTTCAATCCAAGTGGCATAAGGTTGTTTCTTTACTTTTTTATCTGTGTTATATACATCGTCTTTAATCATTGGGTTAAAAGTCATTGGGTTCATTGAACCTATCCGCATTCTAGGAAAACCCCATTTTCTAGGATTTTCACCCAAAGCTTGGATAAAACTATTAATACCATAGCATTTTCCGCACTGCCCACAATTTGGGAAACCAAGCATACAACTTCTTTGCCATTTCATTGAATCTGGATATCTTTTAATTAACAAAGTTTGCATTCCGTAATGAGCGAGTCCCCAAAATGGACAGTTTATTTCATAACCCGTTGCTTTAGAAATACTATCAAAATGAAAAACTGAACTATTTGTACGAATCGGTGTATTGTCACGAACCCAAACTTTTGAATCTGGAGTATTCAAAGCAGTTAAAATTGTATTAGAACCATAAGCATGAGCAAGAGGCAAAGCAAAAAGCCACCAAGGAATAATTTTATAACCATTTCTCACAAAATCTGTTTTAATATAGAGTGAAGAAATATTATTTTGTTTATAAAAACCTACCATTGCTTTTTTGCGTTCTGCCCAAACCTCTTCACCTCGAGATACAGCAATATATTGATTACCTACTATAAAACTCTTAAGCGGAAATCCAAGTTCCTTAACTAATAATGACAAAAGTAATCCATCCTTGCCCATACCATTTGAACATAAAATAGGTCCTGTATTCTTAACTTCTTCTGCTTCCACAATTTTTTTAGCAGACACTTTAACTGGCGATTTAGTTTTTACTAAACCATAAGAATTTGAAGCATGATTCAAACGCACATGGTCATTAATACAATCAACCTCTTTTTGAGTTAATTCATCAAACTCAATTGGAATATTATTCCAAGCAAAATGTTCTGACATTATAATCCCACACATAAAATTTGCTAAATGGCGTGGAGTATGAATAACTTTTTCAGTATAAACTATAGTTAAATTTTTTCGGTTCATATGTTTTAAAAAATGAGGCCATAAAAAAGTAATGTGTTTATCACAAATATTAGTCTTAATCTTCATCAGAGTCTCCTTTGCTTTTTGAGAAATAAATAAATTTTCACTAACTAAACTCTTACAACGTTTAAGGCGGATCCAAACTTCTCTTGGAATATGTTTTGATAAATCAATTTTATGTTTAACAAAAGGATAGTGACACTTTCTCATTAATTTGCCACGAGTATTAGAAATATTATTTAACCCATTCGAATCAAAACCCTTCAACCAATTTTTTGAAGTTAGTAAAGAAACTTTTAGTTTTCGTTTAACAATAGTCTTAAGAGTATGAAAAATCCAACTATCAATAGAAAATCGACGATCTATCAAAGGTAACCTTTTCATTAAATCTGTACGGATAGCCATATTTAAACCAGTATTCCCCTTACCTTTAAAAAGAACAGTAATATCTGTAGCAATATCATAAAAAGGCCCTAATTGTGCTTGAACCCAATCTGGTTTTTGTTGCTTGAATAGATCATAGGTTTCTTTCAATCTAAAAGGCTGAGAATAACAATCAGCAGCTTGCAATAAAAAACAAAGAGAACTATTACTTGCCTGTTGAGCCAACTGATACCATTTCCGTGATAAAGGCTGCCAATTTTTAAGACTATTATACTCTAATCTCTGACAACGTATTTTTGCGAAGGCTTCTCTATAGTCTTCTATTTGTTCTCTACCAAATGAAAATTCTTCTTCTTCTATAATTAATAATTCCCAATCGAAATTTATATTCTTTTGACGAACTAAACTCTCTAAAGCGAGCCATGCAATATGTTTCCCTCTAAAAATTGGAAGAGCAACTGTTAATTCTATCTTCGATTTCTTTTTGGATCTTCTTTTTCTTGCTTCTTGCTTAGCTATGCCATAACCATTTAGAGCTTCTTGAAAATTACTACCCCGAGAAAGAGAATGGGGAAGAGAGCGATATAAATAAAGAGGCTTTGGTATATGCAATGGGGTTGCTACTTCCTCTAATTTTAAAATTAGATCTTTATCTACTGCCCCTTTAAGTTTTGTATTTAAACCTGGAGTTTTTAGATAAATAGATCTTCGGAAGGTTTGTAGAGCACTAATGCAATCTACTTCTAAACTAGTTTTCCCTTTAGGTAATGCTCGACTCCATCCAGGATTTTGTTTTCTTAATTCAGAATCACAAACGAAAAAATTGGTATAAACAAAACCTGCATTTGGGTGCTCTCTATAGAACTTAAGGACTTCTTCAACACAAGTAGAGGCTAAACCGTCATCTGAGCCTAAAAAACAAACTATGTCATTTTTAGATTGCAAGATCAACTGATGAAGCGAAGCAGCACATCCTAAATTTTGACTATTAAAACTTAGATGAATTTTTGGATGGTTTGCATAATCTTGAAGTATAGCCCGTGAATGATCTGTACTATTATCATCTACAATATAAATTTCCCAATCTTGGGAGGTCTGTTGAAAAATTGAGTCAATACATCTCCTTAAAAAGCGTCCTTTATTATAATTAGGAATTAATATTGAAATTTTTTCAATCATTTTTAAAGGATCTCAAAGCAGAAACCAGAGCAATCGCAGGCTTTGCGTCATCAATACTGAAACCTTTACCTTCCAAAATTTCTTGATAGCATACAGTATGTAAAGGCTCTAGCCCTTTAGAAAGATCCAAAACATAGTCATCAATCATAAAAACTCGTCGAGCAAATTCGTCCTCTTCTAAATCTTTTGAATCAAGTGATAAAGACCAGTTAACTTTTGCATGTTCTAAATCCAAAAAACCAGAAACCTTTGCAGGAGAATACTCTGAAATCAAATATGACTTAACAGACCCAAAAAACCAAAGTACAAGATCAAAAAGATGAATACCAATATTAGTTACTAAATCTCCAGATCTTATCGAGTCGCCTTTCCATGAAGTATGATACCAAGGACCTCTACGAGTAATATAATCAATTTTTACTATAGCGTGTTCTGAATTTGAAGACTCAATTATCTTTTTTAACTTTAATACTTCAGGATGATATCTCAATTGTAAGATCGCATAGATTCTTTTGTTAAAGCGTGCTTCTAGCTCTTGTAATGGGTCTAAGTTCCAGGGGTTAATAGTCAAAGGTTTCTCACAAATAGCGTTTGCTCCCAAACGCAAAGCTATCCGACAATGGGCATCATGCAAATAATTAGGAGTACAAATACTAATATAGTCTACACCTTCTCCTTTAAGACGGAGTTTTTCTAAATGTCTATCAAATCTCTCGATCTCAGTAAAAAAGCGAACATCAGAAAAGTAACTATCCAAAACACCTACAGAATCATGCGGATCACAAGCAGCAACCAAAGTATGTCCAGTATCTTTAATTGCTTTTAAATGCCGAGGAGCAATATAACCAGCAGCTCCTAGTAAAGCAAATCTCATTTTTGGACAAGCTCTCCAGAAACAAGATGATACTCTCTACCGCATAAGCAACGAACATTTGACGTTATTAAATTAAGAGAATTACCACATTTACAAACCCAACCTCTATCTATAGCCGGATTCCCATAAAACAACTTAAAATTGGGGAGATCTTGAGTAACAACACTTCCAGCTCCAACAAATGAATATTTACCAATCTTACGGGGACAAATAATCGTTGAATTAGCACCTAAGGTTGCTCCCTTACTGATGACAGTTTTTTCATAATTTTTATTTTTGGGAAAACGGCTTCGAGGACGAAGAACATTTGTGAAAACTACACTTGGGCCACAAAAAACATCATCTTCCAAGAGAATTCCAGCAAAGATTGAAACATTATTTTGTATCTTACAATTATCCCCAATAATAACCTTCTCTCCTATAAATACATTTTGACCTAAAGTACAATTTGACCCAATTTTAACATCTCTAGAAATATGAGAAAAATGCCAAATCTTTGTATCTGAACCAATAGAGGTATTTGAATCAATAATAGCCGAAGAATGCGTATAAAATTTAGGCATCAAAAAAATCCTTAATCGTTCTAACAACTTTATAAATTTGTCTTTCTGAGATGCCAGCAAACAAAGGTAAGGAAAGAACTTCTTGAGATACTCTTTCAGACTCAGGCAAACTACCTACACTATAAGTATAATTAGAAAAAATCTTTTGAAGATGTAAAGGTTGGGGATAATAAATTGCACAGCCTATCCCTTTTTCTCTCAAAAATTGAATTAAAGCAGGGCGTTTCTGAACCCTAATAGTAAAAAGAGCCCAAGATGACTTAAGATAATCTTCTGGAAATTTAGGAAGAACTATCTTTTCATTTAAATTAAAAGAGGAAAAAATCTCCAAATATTTTTTAGCTGCTTGTTCTCGACGCTCTCTCCAAAGATCTACATAGTCTATTTTTATAGAAAGTAAGGCTGCTTGAAGGGCATCTAATCTAAAATTCCCTCCCATTTGACTAAAAGTAAGAGAACCAATAGACCTTTGCTGTCTCATTGCTAAGATTTTCTCTAGCAATTCTAAAGAATTTACGCTAATGAGACCCCCATCTCCAAAACCCCCAAGAGGCTTGGTTGGGAAAAAACTAAAACAACCTAAAGAACCGAAGGTACCAACTTTTCTGTCATTGATTGTTGCCCCAAAAGCCTGTGCAGCATCTTCAATAATAAAGATATTATGTCTATTGGAAATCTTTAAAATTTCTTCCAAATTAATAGGCAAACCATAAAGATGTACAGGAATAACTGCCTTTGTTTTGGAAGTAATTGCCGCTTCAAAACTCTCAACAGAAATATTAAATGTTTCAGAATTTATATCTACAAAAACTGGTTTAGCTCCAACCCAACAAATCGCAGATGCTGTGGCAATAAAAGTAAAAGAGGGTAAAATAACTTCATCTCCGGGCCCAATACCTAGAGACTTTAGAGCAAGTATTAGAGCATCTGACCCGCTTGAAACACCTACTGTATGTTTAGAACCTAAAAACTTAGAACATTTTGTCTCAAAATCAGTAACTTGGGCTCCCAATATAAATTGATTAGAACTCAAAATCTCTTGAAAAGATTCTGTTAAAGATGAAGTTAAAGGGGCATTTTGAAAAGATAAATCAAATAAAGGTATCATTAACCGATCTCCAATTTATTTAACCTCTCATAGTCGAATCTTCTACCAATAATCTTATTATCTCTAAAAATCAAGTGATAAGGAGGATTCTTAACATAATTTTTTAAAATTAAAGGCACATCATAGGGAAATTGGATTAATTTCTTAGAGTATAATTCCTTAATTAAATCGGAAGCATCCTTATGCAAAACTTCTTTAAGATAAGAAAGATGATCCAGATTAAGATGCATCTTCCTTCTAAAAAGTCTCCATTTTGAACGATGAACTCTATAAACAAAATGTAGATCAGATTTAACGTCTACTGAAATAAAATAATAACCAGCCATTTCAAATGTTTTACAACCCTTTTTCCAAATACGTTCATCCCAACCATGTGTATTAGAAACAACAACTTTTTCTAAATAATCTTTATGAAACATCGCACAATTAAGAGGATGTATATGAGAAGTTTTCCAAGTTTGATTTAATAAAACTCTCATAACTGGAGTCTTACACATAAAGCGATGGTAACGATCAAACGCTTTATTCTTTTCTAAATAAAGTAATTGTTTTTGTAGACTATGCGGGGAAGTATCTTCAAAAGCAACAAAATCAGCATCCCATACAAATATAAAAGCATTAGAACATTTAGAAATAGCAAAATTGCGGAGATCTGCTAAATCAATAATCTTAGGTTCTTTAAATATTTTAAGATTTAAATTATGTTTTGATTTTAATTGTTCAACTTTTAAAACAGTCTTATCTGTAGAACCATTATCTACAAAAATAATCTCATCGGCAATGTTAGCAATAGATAGGATACAGGGTTCAATCCAATAAATTTCATCTTTAGCAACGATATAAAAAGAGATGGGAGTCTTAAGATTGTCCATAAAAATATTTCTCCCAATTAGTTTGTTCTTCTTCCATAGGCATCTCTCGAAACTGCGTATTCAAATTTTCTACGTCTATAAATAAATCATAAGGCAAATCTCTTTTTGAACACCAAGACATGAAAGCTTTTAAATCCTTAGGCAAACACATACCAGAAAAACCTCGAAGACCATCTCGTCCAGGCGAAAAGGTATGCATTGGATGAATCCAACCATTTTGAACAGAGACTTCGCGAACTAAATTAAAATCAATTTGTAAGTTTTCACAGGCTAAACGTAATAAATTAAAATAAGTATTCTTAACAGCATAAAAAACATTGCAAGCATATTTAATAATTTCAGACTCTTCATAGAGACAAGTAATTATTTTAGAACTCTCAATAGGTTTAGAAATCTTATTAATTAAACTCTCCCACTTTTTATAAGACGAAAAATCTTGAAAACCATAAATGATCTGAGGAGCTTTCAAAATATCTTTTTCATCTCCCGTTACATTTAAAAACTCAGGAGAATGAGCAATATTCAAATTTAGGTAAGTTTCTGATAATCTTCTTGAAGTGCCTGGAACAACAGTACTCTTTAAAATGACCAAACCTAAAAAATTAAGAGTATTTAAAGAATGAAAAACTTGTTCTATATGCGAGGAGTCCTGGGAACCTGAGACCGTTGGAGTCGGAACGCAAACAAATATAACAGAGCATTCAGATACTAAAGTCTCCAAAGAATTTTTACTTCGAGACCGATCAATATCATAAACTTTAGTTTGGAATTGGGCAATAGAATAAAATCTATCAATTCTTTGACCTACAACACCATTTCCAATAATCCCGATCATTTCCACAAAGCCTTAAAAGATCAAAACATTATAAGTGAAAAATTTCAATCATTTTTGACTTCTTTAGCAACAATTCCATCCCCGTCAAGAGGGAGACAAGAAATATTTTTTCGATAATCAAAATCTCCCCTACTTGAAGTGTGTAATTTCCAGAGGTCATATTTACGATAAGCGTTATCTCCTTGTAAATGAGTAACCCAAGAATCTGAAGAACGAATCTGACCACTAACTAAACCAGAAGCGGCAACTTTCATAACAAAACGGGCGTCCTCATGCCCATAAAGACGGTCTTCTGCAAATTTATGTTTTAACCAAAAAGATCTAGGTAAAGCGAGTGGTGCCCCATTAACCACTGTAGTGTGTTCAAAAAGTAAGTCAGCATGAATAGGATTAATATGTCCTGCAGTGGCACTTTTTGGAACTTCAGGAGTTCCAAAAAGATTTCTAACTTCTAAACAACAAGCCCCAAAACGTTCTCCGAAAAATTTATAAGATCCCCATAAAAAATAAAGCCAATCTTTGTAGACTAAAATATCATTATCTAATTTAATAAATAATTGACGAGAGCTCTTAGCGAGTATTTGATTAATTGCCCTACCAATACCTAAATTCTTTTTATTATCAATAATCTTAATTTGATGTTTAGAACCTTCTTTTTTTCTTTGGGCAAAAAATTGATGCAATTTAGTAACTGTCCCATCCGTAGACCCATTATCAGATAGGATAATTTCAACACTAGGTGCTGTATGCTTTAGAAGATTCTCAAGAGTAGCCTTTGTATATTTCCAACGATTAAAAGTGAGAATACCTATAGTAATTTGACTTCCATCATAAATTCTTTTTTTCATCATCTAAAACCACATTGTAAATATCTTTTTTAATTCTTCTCTTAAATCATTCCGAATCTCATTTTTTAGATCATCTAAAATATCTCTACGTAACTTTTTATACAATTCGACACCTAATTCTTCTTTTATATCTTTTTTAATGAGAGTGATTAAAGTATTTTCAGAATCTTTAATTAAATTTGAAGCAGGCGCTTTATTCCCAAGCTGAATTTGATCTCCCTCAAGAGGCAAACACGAAACACCTGCTTCAAATTTAAAACTTCTCCCAATTTTTGCAACATGATTTTTCCATAGATCATATTTTCGATAACGGTTGTCATGCTGAAGATGAGTTACCCAAGTAGTCGGTGAACGTAGTTGCCCACAAACTAAGCCTTTATTCCAGGCTTTTACAGCAAGTCGTGCGTCTTCATGTCCATAAAGACGATCCTCAGAAAACTTATGCCGCGACCAAAAAGATCGAGACATGGCCATTGTAGCTCCGTTTACAGCAGGAGTCCGTTCGAATAAAATCCCTCCCACTATTATCTCAGTTTTACCTTGAGTTCTTTTTCGTGACAGTCGAGAACGTCCATCAGTGTCACGAACTTCAAGACAGCAAACACCTAATCTATTTTTAAAATGTGCATAAACCAACCAAAGAAAATAAACCCATCTTCTACATACAAGAATATCATTATCTAATTTGATTAAAAGATCTCCTTTACTTTGACTAAAAGCTAAATTAACTGCACGACCTATCCCCAAATTCTTCTTATTTTCAATAATTTTGATATTGCGCTGCCCACTTTTCTTCTGGGCATTTTGTATATAAGTCTTCAATTTTTGGACCGTATTATCTGTAGAACCATTATCAATAATAATAATTTCAGTTTTTAAGGGAGTATGTTTGAATAAATGATTAAGTGTGCGTTCGGTATATGGCCACCTATTAAATGTTGTCAGAGCAATCGAAATTTTATGTTCAGGATAACTCAACATGCTAAAAATCTCTTTTCAAAACTTCGAACTTTTCCTCAGGATCTTTTTGGTATAATTTAAATTTCTTGCTATGCGTGAAATCTGAAAAAATCTGAGAATTCTTCTCAGACCATCTGTTTTTATTCCTTTTAGGCATACCTCCGTTTACTGATAAAAACTCAAAAAAACGTTTTGGTTGGTGGAGAGTGTAATAAGGAACCCATTTATATAAACCAGCTTTACAAATACGATAAGTCCATTCACAATGCTCATAACCATAACCTTTAAATGCCGGGTTCAAATAACCCACTTTCTGTAGCACTTTTTGAGTAATAAAAACAAATTGACCATTTAAATCTCCAGAACCATATAAAGGTATTCCTTTATATATCTTAGGTTTATAAGTTGCCAAACAACCATAATTAAAATGATGCAAACCTGTTTTTTTATGGGTATTTATAGTATATTGAAACAACTGAGGTTTCACCAATAAAATATCATCCTCAAAAAGAAAGATATATTCAAAGTTCTTGAGTACTTTTAAAAGTCTATTCTTATTTGCAGCGACTCCTTGGTTCTTAGCCAAAATCGAAACAATATCTTTTTGTTGTCTTAAAAAATTTTGGGTACCATCTGTGCAGCCATCAGAAGCAAATACAACGAGATATCCCTTTGTAAGATTAAATCTTCTTAAGGTTGCTAGAATAGATCGCACATTATTTAAACGGTTAAAACATGAAATGCCAATGCCTATTGTTTTATTTCGCATAACTTAGTAACAGATATAAGTTCTTTATGACCAAGAGAGGAAATTAAGGCAGGATCTGTTTGAATTTTCTTTTGATCTCACCAGCCTGCAACAGCATAATTTTAGAAGATTTGCCAGCCAACTTTTCAATATATCTGTACTGTTCTTGAGTATGTTTGTAAGGCGAAACATGGCTCACTTCATGAATGATAATACCTAAACCTTGATCAGTAAAAGGAGATTTTGTGAAGAACTCGCAATACTTATTCAAAGACTTTCTGTACAACCGAATCAAAAAGGCACCATTACCTTCACTCCCACAATCAGCAAGCCGTCTACCTCCTGGATAGGAGTTTTCAATAACCTCAACTCGCCAAGAATAAGAAGGTTCAAGCTGTTCAGCAAACCACTTCACAAAGTCAACGATCTTCTTATCTCTAGGACTAAGGTCTTCATATGAAGTGACCTTAGGCGTCCACTCTGAACTCTGAGTACGTCCAAACCAATCTAAATCTCCCTCCATAGTCTGCTTCATGAACTTCTTGACTGTTGGTCTTCTCTGCTTAAACGCTTTTCGCCAACCCTGAGAAAGATGCCCAGTTACAACGACTCGGGCCCCTTTCTCAGAAACTAAAATATTCTGAGCATGATCCAAATTAGTTCCTACAACCGTATTTGCCCCAAAGCGCTTCTGGATCACTTTATCTTGAACTTCTGGGTCTGAATCTCCGATTACTTGACCTACGTAATCTGCTGTTACTTCCTCTTTAGTTAGTTTAGATACACGACGCTCCAAAAGCTGTTTGTAAAGACGCTTTTTATAAGTCTCACGGATATGATTTCGCTCAGGTGGAATCGAAATACGTTGTAGAATATTCACATCATAAGGATAGTCAAGTAGAACGTCAACAGGAATGCCCATTTCATAGATATAAGCAACATCATGTTTCTTCTCATAAAGTTCAACAGTAGTCATTCTAAGTTTTTCATGTTCTCTTAAACTATCATCATAAATAACAGTCTTTAAATTAATCTCATCATACTCCTCGAGTTTTTCTCGAGGTTCTATTTTAAGACCATTAATGTAAAAACTAACATTTTCTGGGATAATCAAAAATTGACACCAAGAAATAATCTTATCAATTGACTCAGATGGCCATTCTGTAATAAACAATCTTAGACAGGTACCTTTTTCAGTTCTATCAGGAAGTTCTTTGCGTTTACTCTTTAAGATATCAAATGAAATTGAACCATTTTGGGAAAATACCAAAGCTTTATCTGCGACTATAATAAGTTCTTTAATTCCACGTCCCATTCTACCACGACTTGTCGGCTTGAGTCTCTTATCTGTTTTAAAGAGTGTCCAAAGGGTGCTGAGATCTCGAACCCCTCCTTCGCAATCGTCTTCTATTTGAAGGATGATTTCTTCAAATTCTTCCTTAATATCGAGTTTAAAACAAGTTGGACTCTCATCAAGTATGTTTTGAATTGCCTCACGCACTAGTTCTTCAGGAGATCGAGAAAGATTCTTTTTTCGCCAAGCATCCAAATCAACTTCTAGCATAACTATAACTTCTTTCTTTTTATATTGTACAAGAATGGCACAAAGATATTTACAAAGTAAACTTTTTAATAATAACAAGATAACTGAAGTGCTTATTTCAAGAAGGAATCATATGACCAAAATTTTGTTTTCTTAGGTCTTGGATCATAATCTCGAGTGAAACTATGAGTCCACTCTGGGTGGACAAAGTTTTGATTCGGACGGACAGCATAACCTGAAGGATCGAGCAAAAGTTTAAATATAGCAGTACCTGGAACTACAAGACATTTAACACTATTTTCAATTAAATTAATCCATCGCTCTGCTAAAGATTGATCAGTTCTTTCTCCAATCCAGTCAGCATCTGGAGGTATGAAAACAAGCCCTTTCTCTTTCTGAACTTCTCTTACAAAGTCAATAAACCACATATAGTGACGAACAGGTGCGATATGTGGGTTCTTCCTAAGAGCAAAAGTTCTACAATCGACAATCGTTAACTCTTTTGCTTTAACAAAAGGAATATCAGGATGAGGAGAAATTAAATGCTTAGAATTCTGTTCTAGATCAAATGTACTCTTCTTACCTACTAATGAAGTAATGCAAGGTACCCATTCAGGTTTTTGGATGAGATCACTCAATGAAAACCAAGTCCACCTTTCCATGTTTTTGATATACGGCGTACGGATCCTTTCCTTCGGGGCTATAGAAACAAGCGCGATTCTGATCTATAAACTTCGAAGATTTAATTAAACCATAACCATCCATATCAAAACAAACGACCCAATTAGCAGTCTTTAATTGTTCCATATGATTTGGTGTAATTTCAATAGAACCAAGACCAACTATATTTTTATAACCACTCTCATTAAAAGCAACATAATCAAGAAAACCTTCGCATAAAACCAGTTGTTGACCTTTGCTACATTTATGAAGACCAAAAGTAGCTTGCTGACCAATAGGAAATAACCACTTGAAACTATTTTGAACAATCTGAGGGTTGAGTATACGAAAGCCTATCTCATTAATCTTGCCTTCCCAATCCCTACTAGGAATTACCATAAATTGAGCATTAAAAATACTTACACCGGCAGATTTCCAAAAATTAAGCTGCTCTTTGTTAAATAAAACATAAGCATTTTCAAAACAATTCTGTTCTGAAACAGTAAACAAACCTACTTCATATTTATCAAGAATCTTAGAAGAAAGACCACGAAAATCTATATTTTTAGATTGTTTACGCGAAGTTATACAAGATTTAATGAAATCTTCAGATTGTTGGAATGAAAAAGATAGTTTACAGTGCTTTTGAACGTGTTTTTGGCCATAAAGACCTATAATAGAACGAGTGAGAGGTTTAGCAATCAAATCTATACCATCGTAGGCCAATTTATAACGAAATGCTTGCCGATCTATAAATGCATGTCTCATGCAACATTATACAAAAAATAAGAGTAGTTGTTAACTACTCTTATTTTAATTTAGCAATCTATTCATAATCAGCGGGATTTATATTCATCACTTTAAAATACTGATCAGCGTTTGTTGATATATTTTTCTTTACAGCATCTATATGTTTTTTCATCTCATCATCACTAAGTAACATGAGTATTGATTTCACAAATGCTGTAGCTTTGCGCGCAAGATCTTCAAAAGCATTTGGAAAATATATCTCGTCTGTTATCCACTCGAGCGTTTTGGCTGGGTCTTGAAGAACATCTTTCTTAAAAATCTCAATAGCTCCAGATGAAAGATTTCTATTTGAATAATACATATTTGTTAAATCTGTAATCGACTCTTTTGCAGTAGAATTTACTAACGCTTGGGCTAGGATTTTTGGGTAACCTTCTGACCAGTCAAGATAACTCCACCCAGACGGAAACCAATTATGGGGCGCCCCAGCATTCATCATCTTGGTAATTTCATCTACACCGAGATTATTAAGGTAATCCATAAAATCAGCGTAGACATCAAATTCTTCTGCGTCTCTTCCTTGCACTGCCTTTTTCTGTGTTTTTGCTAAATCTTGAGCGATCTTTTTGAGTTCTTCTGCTGGGTTCATTTTTTCTCTCCAAATGAATCAAACTAAATAATATTTAATAATAAACCATAGACTCTAAAACAAGTGTTCCGCCTGTGGTACTAACTACATCAGTTGCTGTGGCTAAGAAATCATGAAGATCTTCATAGTCTACTGGAAGGTCAGATGATTCTGGCTCAACTACTTTATCAAGAAAAGCACTCATTGCCATGCCGAAGTCTTCTTCATTTTCTCCCAGTTTAAAATCTCGAGCGGATTCTAAAAGATCCTCTGGGACTCCTTTTAATACGGCAGTTATCTTTGGAGATCTTCCAGTACTGGGTGAAGAAACTTCGAGTGAGACACCTCCAGTGAAATCCTTCTTCCAATTCCATTTTAAATCTTCTTTATCAAGTTCTTCTGCGATCTTTTTGAGTTCTTCTGCGGAGTTCATGTTTGATTCTCATTAAAAACTAATTTTTAGAGTTCAGGATGTCCTTCAGGAATTCTCCAGATAATCTTACCTGGCTCCACTTTATACACAACATAAAGTGGAGTTTCAAAGGCATCCTCAATTAAATCTGGATCATATTTATCCTGCACTTGAGGACGAATAGTTTTCTCAAGTTCTTCTCCAAGTTCTGTATCATCTGCAGTTTCCATTGATTCCAATGCCAAATTAGTAATATATTCAGGCAAACCTGACATCTCAATTGTTTTTGAATCAACTCTATGAATTTCAACTTCTTCATCTCTCTTCAAATTTTGCTCTAACTCTGCAGCGATCTTTTTGAGTTCTCTTGCTGGGTTCATTGTGTGTCCCTTTAAAAACCAAAAACTAATTTTTAAATCTCGATAATTAGTAGATTATTTAGAAAATCTAGAAATAAATTTAGTGATCTACCGTTAGCTAAAGCACATGGCTTTCTTTGTTTTGATTCTTGTGATAGGACGATCTACCCCAGGAGTTGGGCCATTAACCCAGTGGCAGAAAACTGTTTCAACATCTAAACTAGAAAAATCACGAAGACAGCGAAGCAGGTCTTCTTTGCTAAAAATTTTTTCGTCATTCAGTACTATCTTCATTTTTAAGACTCCTATCTTGATTAACAGGAACTAAACGATACAAAGAGTCTTGATAACAAACAATTTTCTCTTCTTCATTATGGAAGAAAACATCCCTTGGTTTTAAAAGATAGGGCAAAACGAAAAGAAGAACAAAAAATACTGTGCTCAACAAAAAGATATAAATAAAAAATGGAAGATTATCAGAAAAGAAATTCTTGGCTGTATGTTTTAATCCGGGAGGCCCTGGTAAAGGCATCCAATGGGTTATATCTGAATAACCTAAACCTTCATCAGTATGATAACTATGGCGAGGAGTTTTATCAGAAGAACAAGCATCTCCTCCCACCCATTCAAAAATACATGAAACAACTCCACTTTTAGGACCATAAGCTATGACATGCATTGTATCATGAAAACTATTAATAAAACCGGGCTGAGGGTGCTTTCCATCTTGACAATCAATCCATTTGCTCATTGATAAACCTCATAACTTCGTTTCATTCCACATTTGGAACAAGTCCACACTACATATTCAGGATAACTCTCTCTGCTTTCAGGTAGATAATCATGGTCACAATCAGAATCCCCTCCTGAGCTTACACCAGTAAAGGGACAACAATAATCAGGCAATTCAATCTTTCGATTCATTTTGAGGAATCCATTCTCCAAAGATCTCTTGGGTTTTGAAATTCCAAGACATGCGAGTGATTCCTACATAGTAACTAGAAGCAATTTCAAAGGATGACGAAGAAGCTGAGATAATCTGATTTAAAGTGAGCAAAAAATCCTCACTTGTTGCCGCTGTACGCAATTCAAACATGCATATCTCTTTCAACGTTTGATTATATAATTAGAAGCTTATGAATCTTCAGATGAAAACTTAACTCTTAAACCTTCGGACTGAGCATCATAGAGAAGTTTGATTTCTGAAGGAGTGAAAGACTTAGTTGGAAAAATCAAAACTGATCCAATTTGCTTACCAGACAAGTCCATCCAGGAAATAACATCAAACAGTGCTTTTAAATAACCCTTCCTAACTAAATCTCTATCAGTGAAGCTGTTCACTGTATCGCATTCTTGAGCTTCTAAAACATTTAGAATTTCATCTCGAATTTTTAAACGTAATTCTGCCATTTCAACAAAATTTTGACCGTCAAACATAATTAACTCCCTAATCTAGACGTGTTAAACCCAGTTCGATAAAAGAATCTTCTACAATTTTATCAGGCTCGAATTCTAAAACTTCTTCAAAAATCCATTCATGTCCGCAATAAGGACATTGACATCCGTCAATGTCTGGAACAGTACAATCATTAAGATCTCCTAGGTTAACATAACAATATTTTTTACAAGCAGGGCAATAAACTTTATCGTACATCAAGAGACCTTTGAATTATTTTCTAAGTTTTCAGTTTTTCGTTTTTGTACATCTTTAATCCTGCTCAAACTCCATTCTTCTACTTCCACTAAATTATTAGCCTTCTTTAAAGTTATAAATAGTGGGTTTTTAACATTTAAATTTCGACCACCTATTATTAGTTTACCTTGTTGACTTTTCAATGAGCATCCTAGACTCTTTAGACGTTTTCTAAGATCTCGAAATTTCATCTTGACCTCCACAATGCTAAGACCACATAGACTTTAAAAGAACTGAACAGTATTTAAGCAAAGTCCAATCCTCACATTTCACAAGCCCCTCCCATAAGGGAGCTTCATGTTTTGGAACTTTCTTTGCTAAAACATGCAAAAATCTTCGGCAAATCCTGGCAATCTTTTTGACTTCATCTTTCTTTGCTTTGTTCGCAGTTTCTGCTACATACATACCTTCAGACAGCACGCTATGTATTTTAGCCGCGGTTTTTTCTTCTGGTTCATTATCAAGAGACTTAATGTTTGTTTTACCGAAGGCTACTGCAAGTTCACTCCAATCTCGACCTTTAAATCTGTAACCTTTTAAAAAGGGCATTTTTAAATCTTCCTTAAGATAGTGAAAACAAAAGAAACAATCTTAGTGAGCAATCTATTTAAAATTGGATGTTTTAATCTCCATTGAATTTTTTAAAAATAGACCTCAAATTGTTCTCTATCCTTAAATCGAAGACATTCAAACTCATTTTTGCAACTACTTTTTTGTAGATTTCTGACACTTAGTATCAAACATAAATTTCCTCTACTTTTGCTTAGGCAGAGGATTAAATTTTGGATTGATAAAGCCATTAACCTCTCTCCACCAATGTTCAATATCATCAGATCTCCAGGAAGACTTCATCTCGTCATCAAAATCCCAAGGAAATTCAAAGCCGTCCTCAAATTTTATCCCAAAATGAAGTTGTCCATTAGTAGAAATACCCATTAATCAGAACCTTGAAAGAACTGTAAAAGAAAGAGGAAAACTAACAACTAAAACGGCATCTTTTTCTTGTAGAAACCTTTTCAGGTTGTATTCTAAGATCTTCGAAAGATTCAGTAGTCAAATTGCCTTCAGTAGTTGCTATAAGTGTATCTCCTTCTTTAAATACAAGATCACTCTCACTAAGCAAATTGCCTTCAGAATCCTTAATTTGAAGTTTAGCTTTTTTCATTCTTGTGTCTCTCCAATTGAACACAGTCTTCGCACAACCAAAGCCTAGTTTTTGAGGGACCAATAGAATAACCCTCTGTCAGAGTCCCAATTCGTCCTACAACACTTTCTCGAATTTCAGGACTAGTTATTTTCTCAAGGTCAAGATCCTTAGGATGAACTCTCTCTTGATTTGTTATCACAAAATTTTGAGGTGCTACATCATAGGGAAGAAGAGGTTTTTCTTCACCGCATCTTTCACAATGTTCAGGTTTCTCTAAAAAACTATGCTTCTTATCTTTTATCTTTTCCTGTGGAACATAAACAATGTAATTAACACCATCCTCTTCCCAGGTTACTGCTTCAAAATCTTCTGGACAACGCATAAATTTCTGACCATCATAAGTCCTACCATCATGAAGTGTAATCTTTAAATTAATCATAATGTCTCCTTCAAAACGAATCTACGGGCCTTAAAAGGACCCTGCAGGGCCCACTGAAGAGAAAAAGTTATTTCTGTTTCTCTAGCAGTAAGTGCAGAACACTTAATTTGAAGATCAAAAGCAAATTTCCCATTTTCTTTGGGCTGGCCGAAAACATATAATTCAGGTTCTTCAATTAAGCGAGTACAATAAAATAAATGTCCATAAACTTCAAAGAGACTACCAGTCCCAAATAAAGTGCTTGAATTCTTACCAAATTTTCGAAGAGCTACCACACTGGCGGAAGAACCTACAATAAAGCCCTCAAATTTTTCTAAGTGACTTTTGAGTTCAGAAGGGAGTATGGTGGTCGTCTCTTGTTCTCGAAGTTGCTCTAACCAAAAACTGTCAATTTGCTCTGACATCAAAGATACAAATTTATCGCAAGGTAGTGTGATTTGTTTTGCATCTAAATTTATGAACTCAGCACAAAATACCTTGGGTCTTGTACCCAAGGATGAATGCGCTCACTTCTTCTTTTGTTCTTCAATATATTTCTTGATTGTTTCTTCATTAACTTGACCTACACCACCATAATAAGTGCTTTTTGACCATAAACCACTACCCCAGAATTTTTTACCTTTTAATTCAGGAAACAAAGTAAAAATTTGAACCGCAGTGATACTTTTAATTGTTTTAACAATATTAACCGGGGTTACAAACGGGTCTATTTGTAAAAATATATGGACATGATCAGGCATAATTTCAATGTTTTCCACTAGCCACTTATAATTAATGCAAATTTCACCAATCAAATGTTTAAGATGTACTTCAATAGGTCCAACTAAAACTTGATGTCTAAACTTTGTACAAAATACAAGATGAAGACCAATTTGATGTACACAATGAGAAGATTTTATTAACTTCATGTTTCTTCTTTTTAATCAGTAATTATTTACTAATTATACAATTAATAAAGTATGAAGAGAACAATTAAAATTCGAGTGACATCAGAAAGGCCAGAGGATCTTCTATCTCTTATGGAATCTTATAGTCAAATTTACCAAATACATTCTAACTGGGCTTTTCAAAATAAAACCTACTCAAAACAAAAAGCACACGAATCTCTTTATCTAGATATCAGAAGATGTTATACAGATATACCATCGGCCTTAATTCAATGTGCTAGAGATAATGCTCTAGAATCAGTCAAAGCAATTAAATTTAAAAGACAACCTAAACCTAAAAGATATGCCACTATCAGATATGACCGCAGAACCGCAACTCTAAGAGGGGAGCAACTTACTATTTCTTCAATAGGTAAAAGACAAAAATTTATTTTGACTATACCAAATTATTTTAAAGATATTTTGAACACTTGGAAATTTACAGGTTGTACTTTGTCATATAATAAGAAAAAACAATTTTGGTGCCATTTGAACTTTGAAAAAGAATCTCCAAACAAACAAACAGGTAAGGCTTTAGGCATTGACCTTGGCATTCATAATATGGCGATGACATCAGATGGAGATAAATTTTCAGGCAAAGAAGTTAAAGCCCACAGAAGACGCTACCTTTACAATAGAAAAACCCTGCAGACAAAAGGCACTCCTTCAGCCAAAAGAAAGTTAAAACAACTTTCTGGTAAGGAGAAGCGGTTCAGTCAGCAGGTTAATCATAACATTTCAAAACAACTTGTTCATCTCCCAGTTTGTGTTCTTGTGTTAGAAGATTTGTCTAAGATAAATAAAAAGAAGGGTAAACATTATAACAAACGCATTTCTGATTGGTCATTTGCGCAGCTTCAAAAGTTTATCTTCTATAAGGCTGAGGCTCTGGGTAAGACTGTTGTATTTGTTGATGCTAGATATACGTCACAAAAGTGTAACTGTTGCGGATATGTCTCTAAAACAAATCGAAACAAAAACAAATTTACTTGTATTAAATGTGGTTACTCAGAACATGCTGATGTGAATGCTGCAAAGAACATCAAAGATAATTACAAACTCTCTACCCAAGTAGGTAGAGCAGGGTGCAGTCAATCACCCAAATGTAACACATCTTATGATGTAGTTACAAGCCTTGGGTCTCGTACCCAAGGTAGTTGACTCTCACACTTTGCATGAGCAATTTTATCAGAGTGACGATGAAATAACCATCGCTTAAGAAATGTCCAAGGATAAAATGTTAGACGATAATGCCAAAAATGAAAACGAGGATGTTTCCACCAAGGACGCATCAGACTTAATAAATTAATTGCAATAAGTCTAAAGATCTCTCTCATTTCTTGGAAGTTACCCCTTTTCGATGCATTTCCTGAAAATTATCAACAGGGTTAGAAGCAAGCCTTGCTAAATGCATCATTAATCTAGGAGTCATTTCCTTTCGCCACACACGCCAAAGAATTGTTGAAGAAACTCCGAATAGCATCTCAAAACAAGAAGTCTGTGGACGGCCTTCTCTATCAAGAAAACATTGTTCAGTTTCATATTCAAAATCGGCTTCATACATTATTTTTTTGTAATCTTTGGAATCATGCTTAAGTTGCTGGGTGCCAAACCAGTCACAAGAATCATCAAAGCCATCCTTCTCGGGATCTTTATGCCAAATAATTGCCATTGTCTCTCGGTAACCCTTTGGAAACATCTTCTCTTTACCAGGCCTATGTTTCCACCAAGGATATTTAATTTCAAGAACTCGAGTGTATGGATCATGCAATAGAATACCCCTTTAATTTGTTAAAGATTATAGCGGTGCCGAACTAATTCAAGGTTTTCTGCAATTTCTTTTGCTGCTTCTTCTTTCATATTTGGGTAGTTCTTATGAATCGATTCTACTAAGGTTTTAATTTCGAGCAAAGAACCTTCTTTGAGAATATCAAATTCTTGGCGCATTCTTTTTAATTCCTGCCGTAATTGAGATATCTCGCTATCCATCTCTAATGCAATTGAAGCAATCCATTCTGAGCGTGTCATTTCACTAGCTTTTTCGTCTGGCAAGATTAATCTCCGCTATCATTTTAGATATTTTTGAATGAATTGGTATTAGACCACCCAAAAGGATAAGCTTTTGCTTCCGGCAACGCAGCCAAGATGTTCTGAACCCCTGATTTATTAAGGCTGTGTACCCATATCCTGGGAGGTTTAAAATGAGGATTTAATTCAAGCCATTGGGCTACTGCATAACCAGTCCCTACCCCAGATTCAACCATTTCTTTGCCCCCGAGATCATGATCAAGCCATAACTCATCCCATTGTTTTTCCTGAAGTTGTTCTATACAATCAGTAACAGTATCAACTATAACTACTGTACTTCCAATGAATTTCTGCCGAAATGCTTTGACACGTTCTGGATTATCTTCGAGTATTAGAATCTGGGCCATTTTAAAACCTCTACTATTTTACAATTGAAACCAAGATCAATCAACCAAATTAACAATCACTTTTCTATTCTTACTTAGCACATAAAAATGACTATTTAAATGCCCTTCAGGGAAGAGATCTAATCTACAAACCATAACAGATGACCAAAGTATGGCCATAAAACCATATTTAATAAGAGAAGGACTCATAATTAAATCGAGTACATCCCTTCCAAATCTTCTAATGTCTGAATAGATCTTAGGGGTGAAAACACAAGCAATAACTCGTTCATCTTTTTCTTCGATTTTAGCAAAAACATCTGATAAATTGTCTGGAGTGAGGGTTTTTAACTTCTGCTTCATAACAATATCATTGTCGGATATGCTTATTCGAACCTTGATTAAATCAAGAAAATCTGGTGCTAAAATATCTAAAGGCCAAACAAATTGCTCTGAGTTAGTTTTAAGTCTTAAAATTAACTCAGAGTTGCTTGGAATCTTTTCGACTAATTCATTCTTTTGTAATTGACGTGCTTGAGCAGGATATAGATCAATAAGTTCAGTAAGATTTGGTGCTAAAAGTTTAATTTTTGTGCTCGTGTTAGACATGGATAAGGCCTTCTAAAATAAGACGAAGTTATCTCACCTAACTAGGAGGCGGTCTAAAATCTTAACCAAACTTTGGTTAGTGCTAATTATACAAAGTGGGGTTAGTATAAGTTTGATGTTTTCACTTTAGGGTCTCCTTTCTCTGATGTCTTAACTGATCTATTTTTTGTACCCAGCATTGGGAGTGAATATTTCTTTATCTAATGTTTCTCTTATTTCTCCCATCGCCCACAATTTGCTTTCGCCTGCCCTCTGGCACATCAATCCAACAAAAGCATTCGCCGTCGCCGGAAGCACGACTCCTGAAAACTATTACGTTTTCCATCTTAACTCTCCTCTCCTACTGTTAAATTCCCCTTAGTGTCTGCTGATATGCAAGATTCTCCAAGCGCTCATCCTCCAGGGACTTCCGTGCAAGGTTAAGCCCATGTAGGATCAGCCGCTTCCTCTGGTGCTCTTTCGAGCAACAAGCGCAATCGTAGCCACCATAAAGAAGGTAGACCCTTGCAGATTCAAGATCGCTCCATGTTAGTGCTGTCTTCATTGTACTTTTCCCTACAGTAGGTTTGGCCACACATCAGGAGCCTGACTCATTTTAGCCTGAATGTTGCGTCGTACCCTGTCAATGACTGGCCCTGGACCAGTCCGACGTCGAATCTCATCAATGGTACGAATCCTTCCACAAGAACGACATTGCCATAAATCGCCCCACGCTTTCTCCCACTGGATTTCTCCGCATTCGCATTCGTTCATTGCACTTTACCTCAACTGTTCAAGTAAACTGCCTTCATTGCTTTTCGAACATTTTGTCTTTTGCCTGCTGCATGTCATCCAAAATAATTAAGATGTCCTCACAGACGGCAATCATCAGGTTTCGATTTTCTGCGGGAAGATCCTCCCACGGCACAGCCGTTTCGGGCCGGGTTTTGTACCCAAACTCCGGAGCCCGCTCTTCGTATCTCTTATGGAAAAACCTTGCCATTCGAACTGCGTTCATCTTCACTCTCCTATTATCTTGCAACGTCTCTTGAAACCTGATATCATACTCCTGTCAACCAAACCCGGGCCTCAGCATCGTGCTGGGGCCTTCTTTATTGCTCTCGTACAGAACTGCCTTGCTCTTTTACGGAAGTGTATTGCAGATCCGCTGCAAACACAGCAAACGTGCGAGCCATCTCCAGAAGACGAGACTTGCACCTCTCATAAATTACCGGTAGATCGTCGTCATTGTCCCATGTGTCATCGTTCTCCGAGTCCCAAATGACCTCGCGCCCCAACATGATTTGGAAGTAACCAGAACATGGGGCGCACAAGTAGGCGAACATTGGTGCCTCTCCGTTTACAGCAAAAAGATTCTCTTCGAATTCGTCCGCGAGAAGGTCAACTGCTCGCTCCACTTCCTTGCGTAGTTCTTTGTATGCCATTACTCCTCCGTTGAACTGCCTTGCTTTTCGTCTGTTTTGTCTTCTTTCACTCTTTTGGTAAACTGCTCAATTGTGCTTTGGCCCAGGTCTTCCACTTGGCTGCGTGGCGTTTGAGTTTTGCCCTGGCCTCGGTCGCGGTCATGCCGTGGTCCCGACGGAAGCGGCGCCAGAGGGTGCGCCTATAATTCGTGTTGTCGCCTGGGGTCTGGATGTCATTCATGGCCCGGATGTACCACCACCCATCACCGTCCAGGATGGAACATCCATCCGGATCGCCGTGTCTGTTCGCCGGACACCTCCTGCAATGATAAACGAACCCAGCCTCCGCCCGAAGACCACACACGCACGGACGACAAACGCTCTTACCCCGTGCGATAGCTTCGTATGCTGGCACCAATCGTTCTAGCACCAGTTCTGCAAACTTTTGTGTCTTAGTCATTTTTTTATCCTTTTTTTAGTGCGAAAAGTTAAATAAGAGCCGGTGAGCGGTGGCGTTTTCGCCGGCGCCATATCGCCCCATCGCCACGGAGCACCCCTCGCCGGGGCAAGCACTCCATTTCGTCCGGCCAAGGGACTGGTGAGGAGCAAACCAGGCCGAAAGGCGCGGGCCGGATTTGAACCGGCTTGAGAGGTTGCTTCCACTATGCAACATGCTGGGGCAAAAATCCCTGTTCTCTCGGGCTGCAATTAATGCCCGCGTGTTCCCATCACGCCGCCGCGCCATCTTCACTCTCCTGTCAAATTGCCTTATTCTCCTGTTATTGCATGATGGGCAGCGCCTGCTCTACACTTTGCACAATCACACCGCCATTCGAGTAAGGCTTTCAATCCTTCTTTGGTCATTTTCCACGACAAGGATTCTGGATATTGATGTCCGCATTTGACACATTCCCACAGCAGCCTTGCACCACTACGTTCAGCCGCGCATTCTACGTCTATATCTGCTGGATCATTGGACAATCGCCGTAGGCGCATCAGCACTTCAAGCATCGCCGGATTCGGGTATTTACAACGATCAGGTTTACTTGGCATTTGTTTGCTCCTTACTGAGAATGGATTTATACGGATCAGGATACTCCTGCTCGTATTCCGCAAGCATTTCACGAGCGTGCGTTGCCGCATTTTTTGCACGTTCGATTACATCTTCCATGAAGACGCAGGTACCGTAAGGCCCAATATCCTCCAGGGCCTCAATCGTTTCCGATAGGATCGTCTTGAGGCGAATGCGCGGATCCTGGCGTCTTCTGTGTTTCAGCATCAAGTTTCCGTTTCAATTGGACCGTATCTATTACTACGTTACGATTGTGCAGCACCTTTCTTTGATTGCATGCCGCAAGATTTGCAATTGTGGCGGGTAAATATCGTCATCGTGTAAATCAACGTCCATGCCGTGTTCTTTGCTGAGGTAGTCCGAAATCAAAACAGCCAATGTTGACTTTCCAGAACCAACGATGCCGCTGATTGTGATATGAAGATTGGACTGTCTTTCTATTGTTCTTTCCTTCGTTGAATTGAGCAGATCCAATTGCTGCTTGAGTTCAGATACTTCTTGGCGCAGACGGTCACGCTCCCATCCGATTGCACAAATTTTATCTACGATGTGTGTATCACTAACTTTGCCCAGGAAACCGTCTGCAACTTCGTGTGCCTTCTTCAGCCATGTTTCAGCTCGATCTTTTTCGCGGACTATCTGTGCTATCGGACGGCCCAGACTTTTGTCTATGATATCGGCGGTATACAACGTTGATTCCCACGTGTTATCTCCGTACTCCGCGCAAAGTTGTCGCAGTACTTTGATCGTTTCTTCTCGTTCGATAAGAAGCGCGGCCGCTTTGCGCATTTCCTTGTCCGTTCCGGGCTCAATCATATCCAAATGACGTACCGCGTTGACCATACACTGCAACCATGCGGCGCGTTCGCCTAATTCGAATTTAAGTTCCTCGCGGGCCATCTGTTCTTCATTTGGTTCATCCGGCATCATCTTCCTCCTGCTTGAAGTGGTTGAAGCCTTCCATCGTGATATGTAGTTTCCAGTGAAAAGATAATTGCATGTCTTTATCCATGAATGGCACAAAAGGACAATCTGGGGGAATACGGCGAGCAGCGTACACTACTCCATCTTCTCCGACAAGTTCAAATTCACGGACGTATACTCTTTCACGTGGCATTGGGAAGGTTACATCGTCCGTGATTATGGCATCGTTCTTGTGAACTACGACGGCATGTACTGCTTCGGATTTGAGATTATCGTCTTTGTTTAACCGGATGTAGTATTTCATAGTAGCCTCCTTCAGTCTGTCAGTACCGATAGATATGCTTAACTATGAATGGGTAATTTATTGATTGCTTTTTCTCTGAAGAGTTAGATTCAACAAGCCACTCAACATGTTCCCTGATGTCCGACTCTACGCAATTATCATGATTACTCATTTCAGAATTGATATTGCTACCCCATATACGAATAACATCAACACGCCATGTTTCATTGTTAACCTCAATGGACAGTTTCTTATCGCCACACCATGCCTCAATTAAATAATCTGAAGTTATTGTTTTGGCGTTATATTGTCTAAGCATTTGCAATATCGAATGCTTCATTTGTTCAGTTCCTTAGTTTTGTCTGTCTTGCTCTCCCGATATTTAGTAATAAAGGAAGTTTCCTTCTCTCGGTTGGGGTTTGGGGTCCGGATGTCTATTACGAGCACTTTTGATAATATTTTCCATGAAATTCCGGTCGGTTAGATCATATAGAAGATCAATAAATTTACCGATACAACCCGTCTTAATTAGGAATTGTGCAAATATTTTCATGTCTTTGGCATTTTCCATCATTCCCTCCCTTAATCTTGCAAATCCAATAAACTGCCTTGTTCAACACTTGCGATTTCGTAGCAATTGAAGGTGTTCTCGGCTTTCTGCGCCCGTTCGCACGGCTCGTCTGTATCAAGGATTCGCGTTTCCATGGTTCCACCTTTCACATGAATCTCACCACGCTACTGAATGGTAGAGCAGGAAGCAACCCAACTTAGGATAGCCTTGATCTTTGGTTTCTATGCCTGTGCCGGTCACTGGCCCTGGGTACTCGTCCCCGACTACATAGACCTTTTGATCTCCCAAACGAAAGCAATCTATTTAGACATAAACGCTTCTACTTGTACCAAGTTTTCGGCTTCGAGAAGCACGCCGTATCGTCGCTCTTTCCCTTGGCCTTCGTGTCCTCTGACGATCAGCTTCCCGCGCTCACTTTTTAGGCAGCGACCATGTGATCTTAGGTGCTTCCTGGCTTTCGAAAATCGGCTCATCTTCACTCTCCTTAACCCTTGTTGGATTCAATGTTCTTCCTATTTTACAAATCACCAGATGCCTTGTTTAAGCGCTTGTACGTTAATTTTTGAGAGGTCGTAGTTTGAGGTGACATCGTATGGTGATTCGTTTGGTTTGAGTTTGAGTTTTCCTCTGAGACTTCGAATGTCTAGGGCAGGAATAAGAAAGAGAGCGAGGATTTTTCTATAAGATCTATTTAGACCAACAAAAAAGTAATTATCTGCGAGTTCTCTTGTTTTGATTTCTTTTCGCTTAAAATTAAAACAACCATTATTATCAACAGCACTCGTCTTAACATCTATTTTACCCAAAAAAGGCTCAATAAAGTCATAAGGTGAATCAATACCTTTTTCTATAAGCATATCTTTGGCTTGTGGGTATAACTTGAAAAAGATTAGTTCTCCTAAACGGCCTTTCCATAATGGAATCATTTCCTGTAATTTAGTTAAATCATAAGCCCACTTAGGGTGCACTTTAAATAGCTTTTCAAGGTAAAGATTGAGGTTGTTGAGGTCATAGAGATGAGTAACTTCAAAGGGTTGTAACCACAAAAGAGCATGATCTTCTACTACTGTTTGAGCATCATAACAAACAACCATAGAACCGCTCAAAAAGATTTTTCGAGGAATAAGCCAAATCTTCGCTATTTCTATTCTTCCTTTTTCGAAACCTATACAAAATAAATAGTCACAATCTTTTTTAGCATGTTTTTGAAAAGGCCAAGATTTAGAACCGAGGCGTTCTACAGGTTGACAAGTTTTAACATCTACCCGTTTTAAAATAGAATGATCAAAATCATAAGAGGATGTATCACTTTCTTCTAAATTTAAATCCCGACTATCTGGATAAAGATACAAAAATAGAGTTTCACCAATACGTCCGAAAAACTTTTCATTTTTTCGCATTTCAGAAAGACGTTGTAAAAGAATTTCTTCTGAATATTTTTGGAATGTGGGTCTATATTTTTGTAAGCGTTCTACAACCTCATCAAAACCTTTAATTTCGCATTTAGGACAAAGATATCTAGAGTTCTTATAAGAATCATCAAAGAATTCTTTTTGGCACTCTTTACAAATTTTCTTTCTCTTCTGTTGCTGAGATTCTTTCTGAGCCAATTTTGAACATTCAAAACTACAACGGAATTGTTTCGAATGCTTAGGTTTAAATTTCTTGCCACATTGTGGACAAATCATTTCTAGATATTGGTCACTTTTCTTCATTTGTTATTCCTTAGTCCAAAGATTTACATGCAGAACATTTTGAATGCTTAGCATTTTTAGTTAAATTATCCCCATGAAAAATTTTTCCGCACTTTCTACAGAAACGATAATTTACATGTTCTTTTCTTGGAATCATATTCTTTAGCAAGAAATCAACTAGATCTTTTGAACAAACCAAACAATATAAAGGAGTATCTTTAGTATACCAAATTACTTCTTTGTTACAACGAGAACAAATTGGTACTGGACGGGTTTTGAGTTGGCGGCAGGTGGGGCATTTGCGGAATTGACCTTTGCCTCTTAGTTCTTCAGGTACTTCAAATGACTCTCCACACCAAGTGCAGATTTTCTTTTGGGGGCCTTTATCTAGACGTTGTGAAACATAATTTTCTTTGTAATGTTCTTTAAAAGATTTATCTTTACATTCTGGAGAACAATATTGTGAGTTGCAAGATTGGCGGATGCTAACCCTATAAGGTTTATTGCAGTATTTGCAGTATTTTGTAGTGAGACGTTCTGACATTGGTGTATTCCTTAATTCTTGACAAGTTAAACAATATCTAGAAGAGTTCGCATAAGAATCATCGTAGAAAGATTGTCCACATTGTTTACAGATTTTATTGCGTTTGGCTTTGTTTTGTTCTTTCTTTCGAGCGTCGTGACCTGTGCGAGAACATTCTTTAGAGCAATAAATGCTATGGCTTGCGTTATTTGTCTCAAACTCTTTCTTACAATCAGGGTGTTGGCAGATTCGGGTCTCAAAAATCTTACCTTCTGCAAAACGTCTTTTAACAGTGACAATCTGTGGTTTTGCTATCTTGCGAGAAGGTGTTCCATTCAGATAGTCTTGAGGAATTTTATACATGAGATCTTTGGTGACATATTGTCTTAAATGGTCATAAAAATCCTCTGATGAGTCAGATAAAATTCTGAATTTACAAAATAACTTACCAGATTCTAAAGTAGAGATATTCCCAAAACAAGTATTAAGATTGTATTTTTCCCATAAAATCTTAACAATCTTTGTTTTAATTTCTTTAGAAATAAGGAGTGATGTCCCAATAACAAAAGAGCTATTATCAAGTTCTCCATCATCTAGATACCAAAAGGCTAGATGATCTAAACTTAAACGTTTTAATAAGTCGTCTGGAAACACTTTAATAGCTGGGCCTTTTTCTTGTTCCAAATAGTATAATTCGCGATAATGATTAAAAATAGGATGTCCTATAGTTTTAAATCCTTTGCATGAATATTGAGTATTAGAAACCTTTTCAACTTTAATCTTAGCAAGCCCCTGTCGAGTATTCTCTGTTAAAAAAGCATCAAGAATTTGAGCTTTGTATCGTAGATATTCAAGTTGCCCAGTAGAATGTCCACATCCATAATAACAAAGACCTGAAGAAGTAATACCAATCGTGCTATCGCCTAAAAGTGTACCCTCAATAAAACTTTGTTGAGATTCTGTTAATTTAATATCGCCCACGACCTTTTTCCATCTCTTAGATCGACGGATATTCCACTTATGTCGGGAACTATAAATATGATCATGGTTGTAACCCAGACGTTTAGCAATTTCGTTATCTGTTAAATTTTCCTCTTCAACTAGATATCTTAATAATTCATAGGTGAGTTGAGTTTTGTGTTCTTTCTTTGATTTTGCTTTTTCATACATTTGTTAACCTCCTTGATTATTATACAAGGCAATGTTAGAAAATTTTACGAGTTTTTTCAAAAAAAGGTATTCAAAAATCCTGAAGCCAATTGTGCGGAAGTTTATTTTAACAATAAAAAAGCCGGCCAAAATGACCGGCTTTTCTACGTTTTATGTGATTTTATGTTATCTTGTGATGTCAAGCCTGGTGAGTGCGAATGGGTTATATGCCCCGATCCCTAAATTCTCGAATATCGAAAATCCAATTGTTCTCGCCTTAGGATCATCTGCACTTAGAACCGTGAGTTCCGTACGAACGGGAATGCGGCCAAAGAACTCGGGCTCGGCACACACGTACACGCGTCCCACCGGCACTATCCTAGACACCATCAACTGGGCTCCCCAAAGGTTTGCCTGCAACCCAGTCTTCAGCAAGGTCGCCTGGCTCTCGATATCCAAGATATCACGGCCAAACTTCCTCACATCAGTGTAATCTCTCGCGTTGAAGAACAACCTCGCAACGCGAAGATCATGACGCTCGATCAGAGCGAAGGCATCTGCCAGCACATCGCCCGTGATTGGGGCAGCCACTGGGATATCAGGATTAGGAGCCAACCCACCAAAGCCAGCCGCCTGAATCGCATCCATGATGGCGAAGACCCTGGTATCTTCCTCCGCCTGAACCTCGCTCTTCGCCAAGTCCTGTGCTCTCTCGATCAGGTCATATCTGCGTTCCTTGACCTGAGTCAGCGGGATTTCAGGGTTGGATGCAATCTCAAAGAGAGGAAAGATCACTCTCTTTGGCTTCTGGATTGCCAGCACGTTTTCACCCTCTTCCCCTATGACGTATGCGACTGCATCTGGGTCCCTGTCATAAATAGGAAGAGCACCATCTGGCAGTTGCTCGACCAAAAAGGTCTTTCTGCCAATACTCGTATAGTCCCGACGAGCCCTAAGAGGCTGAATCATCGAAGCAGCCAACTTCTGTCGACCTGCAGCGGTCTTGATCAACTCCCCGATGATCTGACTCCTGGCCTCGTTGCTAAGGACTTCTCCATGTCCTTCGCCTGCCATCTGTAAATCCTCCTTTAACTTTGCTATCGCATCCATTAGACGCGAAGAGCAATCCTCATCGAGGTGTCCGCTGTCGTCGGCACCCTGGTCAGGATGGCCACTGGCTGATTGTTGGCTGCAGCGATGATTCCATTTGTTACCGTTGGTGGATAATTAGTGAGATCATCAGGAGCAACGTTTGTCAGCAGACCCGATCTGCTGTCACAATACAGCCTATCTCCAGCAGTATAAGTAAGAGTAGTTGCAGTGTGAACACCATAGGTATCCCTGGCATTCGTTTCATAGTACCTAACCTCGTATGTGCCCATGCTGTCGACATACGGGGCCCGTCCACTCGCTGCTGCCGAGGTGGACTGGAAAGCGTACCCAGCCGCATCATTGATGAACAGACCTAATGGTGTCTCAGAAAGATCCGGACTTGCAGCCGGAGTAGGTCCACCAATCAAATCCGTACCCTTAACCACTGCAACGCTACCAGCAAGCACGCCTGCCGGAGTCGCAGCTGAAAGGGTGGAATTGATGGTAGTCCCAGCCGTGAAATTCACTCTCGTGAATCCATTGGCATCCAAGAAACCAAGGCTGTTCCGGTGCCCGACATACAGAATGCGGAGTCCGTAATCGGCACCCTGAACGCTGACTACCATTTCCTTCTACCTCCCAACTTAAGGCCTAATAAACTATGGCTTTGCAGCCTTACACACTAAAGACATCCGAAACATCTGGATCGGATTTCCAAAGGTTCTCGAGTCTAACACCTGAACCACTCGCTTTCTTCACATTACCAAGTTTCTTGGCACCTTTCTTAGCGGCGGTTTTTGAAGGCGTTTCAAAAATCTGATCTAAAATAGCGCTATCATCGGAAGCGTTGATTTCGATTTCTTCCTCGCTAGCTTCCTTGTCTTCATCCTCGTCTTCATCCTCGTCGTCTTCTTCTGAAGTCTTTGACTTCTGGCACTCTTCGGTGCCTCCATAAGGCCCAGTGCCGTCAGGCTTACCAGGACCTTCAATTGCTCCTGCTTCTTTGGTCTCTTCGGCTTCCTTGGTTTCTAGAAGCTCGTACTTTCTCTTCAGCAAGTTGATAATTGAAGAAGTTGGAAGATCCATAAGTTCGACTGCCTGATCCTCAGCAATCTTTTCATCAGCTCCCGGCAGAAAAAGCTCAGCGATCTTTAAGCAAGCTTCGGCTTTCTTGCTGACCTCAGCCTTAATTCTCTCACGTTCTTTTCTTGCTTTACGAATAGCTGCTTGTCTCTTCGCTGCAGTAATAGGAGCTGGAAGCCCTACCTCATTCCTCTTATCCTTTTTCCATTGAGTATCTAAATCAGGAAGAGGATGATTCTCAACGAACTTATGAGTCTCGTACTTTTCCACTGGCGGGTTTTTCCTGTCTTCACGACCAAGCTGATTTGGATCAGTTAAATCAGCTTTTTTGGCCTGAGCCCTTTTAGTAAGTCTTTTTCTCATTTCCAGCTCCTTCTAAACGTAATCAATCTTTTCAACAAATAATTCAAATTAGTAAAGTATTAAACTTTTTTGAATTATTTGCTAATTAACATTTTTGTATGTTAATTAGTGGACTATTACGAATCTTTCTGTTCAAGTAAATTATATCTCAGGATTTCTGAAGATATTTTCTTGAGCTCCGGCTGAGTTAAATCGCGTTTAAATAAAGTCTTGCAATATTTTATGAATGCTTCCTTTGTTTTAAAATCTTTAGCCTTTAAAGCAGCTTTATAAATCTTAGGGTCTTGTTTTCCAAGCTCTGAACTAATGAAAGCAGAAAGCAAAATTCCATCTCTTCCATCTAAATCAAATTTTCTAAGGCTTTCCCAAGGTTTTCCTTGACTTAAAGCCAAAATCGCCTTTGTAATAGATTCGCTCTTAGATCCAAAAATCTTTTTAATCTTTGAAGATATATCATTGTATTTATAAGATTCGAATTCATTGAGAGGTTTTGTATTTGATTTAACTAGCGTATCATGGGTTAAAGCTTCATCTGGTATGTATTCTCTAGTTCTTCTTGCTGTTTGTATTTCGTCGCTTAGTTCTTTGAGTAGTTCTTCTTTTGCTTCTTCTTTTGCGCGTTCTTTAATCTCTTGTTTAATAACATCTTTAATATCGACAAATGTTGTTGGTTTTTCTAACTCTTCAGGAGTTTCCGTTTCTACTGGAGCTGCTTCTTCTGTTGGGGCGTCTTCTTCCGGGGGTGTCTCTTCTGTTGGGGCGTCTTCCTCTGGAGGTGGCGGAGCCGCTTCCTCTGTTTCTGCTGGTGCGTCTTCTTCTCCTTGAGCTAAAATATAGCGTGATGTATTAGCAACTTTCTTTAATTTAAGTCCTTCATCTCCCTTTAAGGGCTTAATTTCAAAAGCAGATTTAATTTTATCTTTAAGTTCAAACTTAGGAGCCACAATATTGCGAGTCACTGCTCCTTCAAATGCCGGATTCTTAACCCAACTAGCGTCAATAAATTGAACTGACTCTGGATCATCCTTATGCCCACAAAGTTCAGCAATAATTCTCTCAACACCATTATTGTCAATAAATTTATTTCCTTTAAGATATCTAATGTGATGACAGAGTTGTACTGAATCTTCTGCTTTATTCCCGCATTTTGAACAAAAGGTCCATGCAACCACACAACCCATTGATAATTTATTTGTTTCTCCACTTTCTATTTTCTTAACTAAATCTTTATGTTTTCTATCAGTGGCAACTAAAATATCAACATAAATTGATTTGGCTTCTTTGTCCGAAGCAGTCTTTCCTGGAAAAATAACTTCACGAGCGACAGCGTCAATGACTTTACCTTTAGACTGTTCTGCAATTTGAACATGCTCAACAAAGTTATCTGCGCCTACGAATGATTTATAACAACCTAAAAGTAAATTTCGTTCCCAAGCATCATAATTATTGTTAACGAATTTTGCAGTTTCTGGTGTAATATAATGTTCAGGATCTTCTTCAACATCTACCGAAGCAATAATAGTACAATGACTAAGACAATACTCCTTTGGATCATATTCTGCGACTATTTTACTTGCAGTTCTAGACGAAAAATCTCGATCAGAAATTTCTGACCACTGAGTCCAGTCTACTACTGGATTAACCACTACTGCTGAAGCTGTTTTTAAAAAGGCCATTCTAATCTCCTCGCAACAATCTAATCATTTAAATCGCAACGTATTAGTGAACTATGAGAAGAGTGCTTCTTTCCAATTAGAATTTTTAATATCATAATGCTCATGTGCCCAAGAAGAAATGCTCTTTTTAATGATGCTAAATTCCCAAAGATGATAGATATTCTCAAGTACGTTAAACCAATCGGAATCTTCTACCAGAAGACTATCATAGAGAGTTTTTTCCAGGATTTCTAAATAGGGCTGTACCTTACTAACTACCGGCACTATCCCAGATGCCATATATTCAATAGCCTTAAGTCTACTTTTACAACGATTAAATGGGCAGTTTCTTAATGGAGCAAATCCAAGATTCGCTGGCAATTTATGAAGAAGTGCTAAATAACTTTCAGGTGGGACAGCAGGTATTAAAAAAATTTGATCTGGAGATACTTGATTTAAAATAGGTTTATTAATTGTATGTATAGCAATCAATAACATATCTGGATGTAATTTTAAAAATCTAATCAAACCTCTTTCTAAAACTTTTAAATCTGCTTTATGTGAAGTACTACCACCCCAAAGCAAACAAAAGCGATCTTTTAAGATATCTATTGAAACCTTTTTGAACTCTTTATTTCTTAGATCAATCTCTACATCTTGGTTTAAATAATCAAAATCAATATAATTATCAACAATAACAATATTAGGATTATAGCGATGGTAGGCTTCTTTTAAACATTCATTGGTAACAATAACAAAATCGGCTTCTCTTAGAAAATTACGAATAACTACCTGATGTTTTAAATAAAAAGCACTAGCCGGGTTCCAATCAGGTAGATCTAAAAGATTATCATCGATTTCATAGATAACTGTGCCTCCCCTTTTTTTGATATCTCTAAAAACATTCAATTCTGAATATAAACAGGCACGACCAAAAATATAGGCTTTATCTACAACATTATGAAGGTTTATAGAATCAACAGAACTAACTTTAAAACCTAAAGAAAATAAATGTTTAACAGGAAGATCAACCCGATAGTGAGTACAAGCGTTTTCGCCTTTGCGTAAAAAAACGACTTCTTTAAACATCTTAAGAATTAGTAGGAATGATCCCAGACTTCAACACGAATTGTTGAGTCGACGGGTACTCTAAACCAAACTTTTCGTTCATAACGTATATCAAAAACCATCCCATTATCAGGAGATCCCAAAGGACCAAGCCTCCCATGAACTGTAACACCATCAAAACTATAATCAACTGTATCTGCCCCAGTCAGATTAAGAAGTGAGATACCTTGAGATAAAAAGCCCCAATTAAACTGTGGATTTACTGGAAAATTAGCTGAAGCAATTATATCTAAATCTTTAGCGAATCTTGGGCCTACTTCAGGAGCCAAACCCCTTTCAGGTGAGTTTGCTAAAGAACTTTCTACCCCATTTGAGTTAACTTCAGTAATTCTAAAATAATACGGGGCATTATTAGTAATACCTAAATCACCTGAACGTGATAATTGTCTAACGACACAACCCCGAAAAGGCCCCTGCGACGGATAATTTGGAATATTACCATCAATTAAAATACCAGCAAAGGCTGGAGCGCTGACTGTAGACCCATATAAACGATAAAATTGAATTGTGGAACCACTTGGTTTCCAATATAGAGTGATTATATCTTGTACATTATCCCCGACATTAAGATCTAAAGCCATTTTACTTCCCTATTATAAACAAATAAAACTTGGTCCTGGGCAAGATCCAGTTACTTTGGGCACTCCCGTATAACTCTCGGCAAATGTGTCATCCCTTACCATATAAATGGCAATATACATATCCCTGATTACCTGTTCAGGTATAGGCACTGAAAATCCAGCATGCCCAAGAGGAGTTTCTATATCTTTAATAAAAACCTTATCTTCAACCTCATTCCAAATTACAGTAAAATAGTAGTATTGACTATCTACCGTGGAACGAAACTTGAATTCTCGTCCAAGTAAACAGCTCATAATCCAGCTTCCTCTGGAATAGCGGTTTCAGCTGTCCAATCAATATTCCCATCATATTTTTTAATGAGATCTTCTAAATCTTTTTCAAGACTCTCTGGAACACCAAAAAGGTTAATCGACCCCTTACCTCTAAATTTAACAGTAAAATCTTTTGACATATTTCTGAATTCTTCATCATATGTAAAATCTGCGCGGTTGTCCTGTGAACCAAAGTCAATCAAGAATTCTAAAAGTTTCTCTTGGCCCATTATCACTCTATCAAGATCTTGAGCAATTTTTTCAAGACTATCAGATGAACCTGAAGCAAATCGAGCTGCCGGGGTTGGCAAAAGATCAAGATTACCTTTAGAGCGTTTTACAACCTCTTGCATCTTTTCATAAACTGCTTTAGCATAGGGAGCATCAATAGCTTCAGTAATTAAATCACTAATTTTAGCTGTTTTCTTCCCTTTAGTTAAGTCTATAATCTCTTTAAAAACCTTTTGTAGACCTTTTTTATCTGCTTTTAAAGCTAAAATAGTCGCTTGTTTTAAAGTCTCGTCAAAATCTTCTATAAAGTAATTGTGAGGTTTGCAATATAAATAAGCAGTGACTGATCTAATTGTAGGTTCTGCATAAATCGAACCAAATCTCTCATACAGGAATTTATAAGTTTCTAATTCTTTAAAATGAGCATTATAAGGTACTGTGGCTGCTCTCAAGAGAACATTAAAAGCCCGCTTTAGAAATCGACTAGCAACTCTTTTAGGCGCCTTTTCAACTGAAAGTATCCAATTATTTGCATTTGGAAACCCTGAATTTGAACTACCCACTGTCCCATCTATTGTTATAGAGGTTCCAAAAAAATTAGTCAAAGTATTCGAAGTTTTGACATCTACTGAATCTATATATAATGGAGACTGTCCTGAAACACCTTTCGTTGAACTATTTTCTGGATCTGGTGAATTCCAACGCTCGGCATCCCAAGTCGAATAATAACCCTCACTATCGACAACAACTGACGGCGGCTGAAACCATGGATTGACTCGTACTAAATCCTGAGGATTTTCAAAACCAATACCATAAGGCCAACGAACATCAACTGTATTTGTAGTTGGGTGAATCGCAAGAACTATACCCAAATATTCAGTAACTCTAAAATCACCAAAGATTTTTCGTACAACATCCCCAGTACGAAAATCCTCAGGGGCTACTAAATTTGGGTAGAGTATATCGGCTTGTTTATTCATAGAAGCTTCCTTACCTGCAGGCACAAAGTCTATGGCTTTAAAATCATGTTCCTTCAGCCAAGCCTTCGCTTCACCTGGAGAGAATTTATCTTTATCAAAATGAATAGACTGAACTACTGCCCGACCTCCTTCAGGCCCCTCCTTCCTCTCTGACTTAATTCCCCAATAAATATGAATCCCAGAACCGAAATCATGGTCTTTTGGTCCTTCACGACGGATTCGAATAAATTGGTCGGGGTCTTTTATTCTGGCCGAGTGCTCATCTTCAAAGACCATAATGATCTCCGATAGTATTGATCTAAAATCTTATTTATAGTGCTTGACAACTTCCCAGAGTTCAGAATCAATATTATCAGAAATCTTATCGATCTCAAGAGCAACTTTCTCATCACCCTGCTTCTCAACCCACTCAGCCAGATTATCCAGGTAACTAGAAGCTTGCTTAAGAGCAGAAGCCCAGTGATAATCTTCCACAGCTTTATCCACGTGGGGATTCTTTGTTTTAGGAGCTGTGTTCAAATCTTTGACTGGGCCTTCATGCCGACGGGCAACTTCCGAATGCCGAGCTGGTTGGCGAGGTATATCATCATAGGTATCCATGAACTTTTCATCCTTGTCTCGTTCATAGGCGCCACTAAAATCATACCTCTTCATATAACGAGCTTCATCCTTGTCCCCTTCAAGCCAATCAGCTACTCTCCAGATCCTTTTTGCTAAATCTGGATGCGTTGACTTGATCTGATCTGCAACCTTGTCAAGCCTCTTTGCAAACTCACCTGCCTGTTTCCTGGTCATTTTCTCCTCCTCAAGAGAATCTACATGACTAAGTCTCTGAGCCAAACACAGTAGTTCGCCAACTTTTTCGAACTCTCTCTTTGGGCATTTACCTGCAGTTTTTTTGATCTTTGATTTTTTCATTTCTTCATACATTGCTTCAAATACATTTGGATGTATTTTTGATTGGTATTTTGAATCATCCATACTCCAAATAGCTAATTCTAAAGCCGAGGCAAGCGCAGCCTCTTTATTATAAGAAAAAGTTTCAGGATCGACTAACTTCAAGGCTTCCTTGACAATTGCATCAAAGTCCTCTTGCTTCAAATCAGCCTTATCAGTATAAGACCAAGGATTTTTTCTCCAATAATCTAAATCATAGACTGAAGGTAAATTAAAAGAACTATAATCTTTAATACTCGGAGTAGTCACTCCAGGTGTCTTTTTCAACCGTTCATCAAATGACCAACCATGTTGAGCTTTTTTTGTTTTCATAAGCACCATTTACAAAGATGTACTTAAATTGTTTACTCCGTCTAATTAGTAGATTATTGTTTATTGAAAAATTAATTTTAAACTAAAGATATGCGGCGAAAATGGCGTGAAATTATTCGCTTGAGACGTAAGTTTAAGCTAGAGTTTTTCCCGTCATCCCTCTTTGGCTTTTTTAAATATTTGTGTTCATCTAAATCTGGATCATATTCAGGTTTAGTTATTTTTCTTACATCATAGCGAGGAGGTTTCTCCTTTGGAGAAGGATGTCGACGAATATCTTCTTCCTTAGGTTGTTTATAAGGTCCCCGCTTTTTGCCTTGTTGGTTTTCGCCCTTTGGCATAACTCGTATCTCTAAAAACGACCTTCTTCAGGAGATTCTTCAGGCTCTTCTCCTTTAACCTTCAAATTTAAATAGTCAGCAATTTTTGCAGTGAGGTCAGTTTTATTCGGCAACTCACCTCCTACCCCTGCATAGGCTGCGGTTATAATATCATTAAATTTCGAATCGGCAACAGTAAACATATCACGTTTAATCTTTTCATTTGCATCCTCGGGGTCAATATTAAGTAATTCCAAAATATAGTCAAGTGATAACGAACCCTTCGAATAAAGAGTATACACTTGTTCAAAGTAATCAGAATTACCATAAATAGCAAGACGAGTAAAACTCAACCTTGGATAAAGTAAAATCTCATTCCCAAATTCATCAATTTCAATAAAACCCTTTCTTAAGGCTACCGGTTTAAATAAATTCTCTTCAACAAATTCCTGCAAAATTTCTCTAAATAATAAATATTGCGTATTCATAATCTCTAATGAAATCCGGTTACCACCATAGGTTCCTTCCCCAGTAAGTAATTCTCTAGTAACACCCAAACCTGCAAATAAAAGATTTTCAGTATGATCCCATTCAGAGGCAAGTTCTAGAAGTCTCTCCTGAGCTCCAACATCTATCCAATGAACTTCAAAATTCGTCACAATACAATAATCTGGATCAAGCAAAGATAGATCAACCTGTTCTCTTAAATCTTCAACATCTTGATCGCTTAAATTCTCTGCCCAAACTAAATGTATAGGAGTCATGTGGCGATCGGCAATTAACGTCTGGGCTTGTCTTAATTTATCTCTAAAAAGCAATGTTCTAAGACAGCGGTCAACAATCGATGTTCCTAAATCCTCATACCAAGATCTTCTACGAGCTAAGTGATAGACAAAGGATCCAGTATAGGGATCTGTATCTAACCAAATATTCCGATTTTCTTGTAGAGAATTTTTAACTTCTTCTGGGAATTCAGAAATAATACGTTCGGCTGTCGGGTCACCCTGTAAGGCACGATCAAAAGCAGCTTTTTCATCACCGCTTGGGACAAGTTCTACGCTTCGAATATCCGTAAAAGAATAAGTCTTCATAATAACATTATCAGGAGGTAATATTGTTAAACGTAGCCAACCGCGATAATTAGGATTTTTCTGCCCAAAATCTCGGTCTATCCGTTTTCTCTTCTCTTTAATTTCATCGTCGCTCTGTAAAAAATTGTCGATTTCTAAAGTTTCAGGAGTTGGATAATCAGAAATAGATTCGTCATCTTCAGCAAATAAAAAACAATTTCCCTGTAACCAATATTCATGAGCAGCACTTAATAAAATTTGGAACAACTTAATACGATTAACCATCTGTTGAAAGAAAGCTAGAACTTCCCTAGCTTTCTTATGATCTGCTGTACCTTTTGGAAGAGTCAAACGAATTTTTGAAAGTGGTAATTCTGTATGTAAATCAATCGCTCGTCCCACAATTTCATCTGCTGCATAAAAATGCCGGAAGAATTCTCTCTTTTCTTGAAGAGATCGTGGTAGCTCTAAATAATCTGTTGAAAGCTGAGGAGAATAAAAAGCAAAAGTACTACTAGTTGCAATATCAGACGAAGCTGTTTTCTGTCTCCCAATTTTCTGAGCGATCTTATGAAGCTTCTCTACCTCTGATTTATTACCATTCTTTCCTCGAGCTATTCTAGGATGAAAATCAGAAATAGGCTTTTTTTCTACCTGCTCTTCAGTATTCTCGGCAGCCACTAATATTCTCCTGCTCTTAAATAATCCTCTCGAGTAACTATTTTTACATCTTTAAAAAGCATGCATTGTAGCGGATGATCTACATACAACTCGCCAGATCTAATTTTCTCATCAATTGCTTCAGGATCAATTGGCTTACCCTCTTTAAATTTTAAACAAAAAACTCCTGCTCCATCATAAGAATCGTGCTGTATCCGCTCATCATTTTCGTCTTTTATTCCGAGACTACATTTTTCTTGAACAAAATCAAAATAACGACATTTTTTGCAAGATTCCCAACCCAATTCAATCTCTACGCTAACATAAACAGTACCAATAGAACTCATTAAAAACTCCTAAGCATTTTCAATTATTTTTTCTTCAATTCCTAACAATTCTGTCTCACTTTCTTCAACTTCAGGCAAAACTAGACTTAAACGAATATTATTAATGCCTCGAAGCATAGCACCTGTATTTCGCATAAAACCTTTGCAGCGTAAAGAACCTGGTAAATTTTGTTGCTGTTGCATAATTTTACCTAATTTTTCCAAGTGTTTCGAAATTTCAACCAAATCTACTTCAATTTTCTTTTTTAAAGAATTAATCTTTTGGGCTATTTCTTTGGGGTCTTCCACCTTTAAGCGCTTTCAAAAAACTGCATATTTTATTTTTCAAAGATCTAAAAGTACAAATTAAACCTTAACGTCTTCTACGTGAAGTCCCAAATACTGGCCGTTTGCTTGGATACATTCTTCTCTTAAGCATATATTGCCGAGCCAAATGTTCATAATTTGGGGCCTTAAAACGACGATGGTGAATAGAAGAAGCAATACGACTAGCTTTCTCTAAATTTTCGGTAGCTACCCACACACTTCGAACTAAGGCATCTGAAAAGTCATCTTGATGCCCTGTAACTTCAGACTTACTTACAACAACCAAATTATTTGAATAACTCTTCTTTTGCAAACGTTTTAATTCTTTAAGATAAACACAATCTTCTTGCTCACCAGTTTTCTGATCGACTATTTCTCCCGTATTAAATAATCTCAATTTCTTGTCAAGCATCATCAACTTAAAATTGTTATAATATTTAGATTTTAAATCACGCGAAAAATTCACCATCCTTAAACAGGTGATTTTTTTCTTAGCCAAAATTTGGCGTAGAGGTTCGCCATTAAATTGGTCAAATACCCCATCAGTTACATTATAAAGATTGACAATATCTTCGATCCAATCAGCAATCGCTTCAAATTCAAGCACATCAGCCTTAGTAACATAAGGTTCATACATAGGATCAACAACAGCATGCGTTGAATAATTTGCGTCAATATAAAATAATTCAATCTCACTATTTTGATTCACAGATGTAACAGATAGAGCAGTTCCATTCGCAGACAAACCTAAGTCAATACCTAAAAAAGAAGGAACTCCTGGAATACCTCGACTTCGAGGAATTAAATCAGGTATAACTACGCTATTTAAATAAGAATGATCTTCAATCCATCCTGACATCTTATCACTAAAGCGAGCGCCAAACTCTCTCCAATAATTCTCTTTGCCGCCTTTCTCCTTAAATTTAGCCTTCAAATAATGAGAAGGCACGTTCTTTGGATTAACCTCCCAAGAAGAAGCTTGAATCATTAAAACTCCCATGTCATCCCCATTCTGAATAGATTCTTTATATTTTTCATACATAATGCCTGATTTATTTAAAGGAGATGAAATCATAATCATTTTACCATACATCACCCCATCTTTATTAAAACTAGCAATAGAAGGATCTAAAGCATTATAAACTGATCTATCAGAACTTGCTGAAGCACTTTCTGTAATATAATGGCAGCATTCATCCATAATCCCAACAATATTACCTGGACCTCTTAATGTTCTTGAAATACAACTGTTAAATGTAATTTTAATTGAAGGGCGCTTTCCCTTCCCATAGCGTTCAATATCATAATCAGATTCAAGTTTGATATCATTAACAGTTTCACTCACACGGTGATTTGAAAAAACACTACCTCTTAAAATGAAATTTGTAGTCATACCATAAAGAAGAGAGGCTTGTTTTCTTGCTGTTGCTACTGTAGTTATCCCGATCTCTGAAGATTCATCTATTTCAAAAAACTTATAAGGATCGTATATACTCAAAAGACGATAAACTTCATAACTAGAAATAACAGCAGAAAGAAATGTTTTACCTCCTCGTCTTCCAATCGGTAAAATAAGTGTCCAATAATTCATCTCAGGAAGTTTTTCAGGATCCTTTAAACTAATTCTTTCATTCTCTCTAAGATACTTCCAATAATCATACTCAGTAAACTTATATAAGATTTTTTCATTAAAATGATTTGGGATAAGTATGTCTTTTGTCTTCTTATCTAATTTTAATCCATAAAAGCATTTTAAAATAAAGCGTTGCACTGGAGTCGGATTAACTTGAATAATATCTTTACAAAAAGATAGAATATCTACATGCTGCTCTGAAGAAGGTTGTTTCTTTGAATTAAAATCTTTACATATATCAGAAAGGGACATTGGGAGGCCTTTAAATTACTTTTGAGGGCCCATTAACTTCTTCTGAGTCTGTTCCTCCCAAGATGACAAATTTTTAGTTAATTCGTTAAACATTGCTTCAATATGGTAAACAGGTACTCCCACTTTTTCAGCCGAAGAATGTACAAGATCTAAAATCTCTTTAAAGACAATTTCAAAAGATTCGCTCTTAAGATTAATCGCTTCATTTAGAGCCATTTGACGCTTAGCAAAAATAATATCAGTTAATACTTTTAAAGACCGTATCTTTCTACTATTCTGTTCGAAACAACTCTTACCCTCAGTTAATCTTTTTTGTATTTCTACGTCAATTAAGGCAATAGTTTTTGCAAGCTCTTCTTCAACCATCCCAATTGTATTGACATCGTTTTTCTGTGAAACTATTGTGACAATATGATTTTTTGAAGCTTCTTCTTGTAACTTCTGAAATTTCCTAAAAGCAGCCAAATCTTTAATAGAGATTTCATGTATTGATTCAAGAGGTATCATTTCATTCTCATTATTCGATTGTGAACTCATTTAAACCCTCAATTTCACCTTTAAATGTTTTAGGCCTCTCTGATAATTTTACTGAAATCTTAGACCCCTGAAAGAAATTTTTGATTTCTTCTGAATCTTGGGTAACATTTGATTCTAAACTCTTTTTAAATTCTTGAGCAACAAACTTTCGGCCCAATTTAGTACAATAAACTTTACTATTAAATAAACAATCTTTACAAGCAGATTTAGGTTCTAATCTTGCATCTTTGTTAATCTTATAACCCTGGCTTCCCAACTTCTGGCAATATCTAAAAGCATTTGTATTAATTAGGTCAGATTCTAAAAAAGCTGCTTTAAACAAAAAAGCAATTTTAGTTCCTGGGCACAAACTCTCTAATTTATGGTGGATACTTTCTATTTTTACTCCTTTTTTAAGAGAAATCTTAATACCCTCAATTAATCGTTTATTTTGTTCTATATCTGATTTATTATTTGAAGCGCTTAAAGTATATAAAGAAGCTTCTTGTTTTTCAGATTCTTTCGATTGATTAAAACTAAGTAAAAAAAGTTGCTTCAAACGATCTCTCTTATTCTTCAAGTTTCCAATTTTATCAAGGATATTTTGCTTCGAAATTTTCTTTTGGCTTGCTATCTGTTCAACAAAATAATTAAAAATCTCAGCATTTACTGGTATATCTTTATCTAAGAAAGTTAAATCCAATTTTAAACACTTATCTTCACTAGCATGAACACAAGATTCACAAACATTTTCTTTTTGCATAAAGCGAGCTGTTGCATTAGATTTCTTCAAAATCGAAGCAATCTCGTCACAGTTCTCAAAAGAACCTAGAGTTATGTAAACTCCCCCAAACAATCCCTGCTCTTTGAAAAGTGAACGGATTTCTGTTTCCGCTAAACGTAAATTGTCTACTGTGAATTTCTGCTGTAAAAGATTGACTGCTTTCTTTCCATAAACTTGTTTTATAAAACAAGTTTTTAGAAACTTTACAATGCTATTAATAGCTGAAGCATTCTTTTCAATTTCATTTAGTTTGATCTTCTCTTGGGCTTTAATGGAAGCTAAATTCAAAATCTCATCTGCTTTTGATATATCTACCTCTGCTTCTAAAGCATGTTCCTGTAAATGAGTACTAAGATTCTCTGATTTTTGTTCTCTTTTTGTGAGAAATATCCTGCGTATTTGCTCGCTTGGTGAAAGCGAAGAATCTTCATCAAAAATAAAACCATGAGAAGCTACACTTTGTTTAACTTCTTTAACTAAAGATTCATCAAATGAAACCTTAAGCACAAGAGGTTTTTCAAACTTTAAGCAGGTCTCTTTTGAATTAAAAGTACAACTCGAGCATTTATTTCTCTTTAAAACAAATCGAACAAATGGATATTCTGAAGTTGAAATTTTAGAATCCTGGCAATTATATAAAGATGGGTCGATATAGATAAAACCTAAAAGACCATGCTCTTTTGAGAGGTCAGATAAATCTCGAGTGCTTGCTTGAATTGTTCTTTGGTCAAAGTTCTCACGAATAAAACTAGAAAGTTTTGCTCCAAATATTCCTTGAGCCATTGCTAAACGCACTCGCTGAATTAAATTTGCAATAGCCTCTTGGGTAACTTCTTGTGTGCTCGATAAAACTGGTTTTTGTTCAACATTGGGAATAAAATTAAATTGGGCAGGACCTTTGAAAAGTTTATGATCCCAAAGAGACCGTAATTGATCCTTGCTATTTAAGGTCTTTTTATTATCAGGAAGTCGTTCATGCTTTCGATATTCCTCTTCATCTATATCTAACCAACTCAAATCTTGAATGGGAACATCAGCAGTTTTAACAAAAGATTTTAAAAAAGTATCATCTAACATTGTAATTCCTCAACTAAGGGGTGAAGTGATTTTCCTCTTCAAATTCAGTTCTTCTAATCTGATCTATTTCTCTTGACAACTGTTCAGGTGTTTTTTCAGGTATTCGTCCTGTTTCTTCTATCTCACGTAAATCATCAAGAGATAATTCAGATTCATAATCTTCCACTTGTTCATTCAATTTATCTTCAGCATAGTCATTTAATTTTTCCTCTGTTTCTTCACTTAATTCTTCTTTTGATTCTTCTTCATGCTGCTCTTTTAAACGTTTCCAAACAGGATTATTTGAAACTTCATCATCTATAGCATCAATAACTTGTGCTACGTTATCAATAGTAGCACTTATAATGTCTTTGGTATCTTTAAGCGAAAGAGCAAATCCTCTCCCACCTATCATACCATCAGGAGTAATTTGCGGGGTTTTCATCCGAGCGAGTAAAGTGAACGATCTAGTCAAATTTCTTTGAGCTCGAGTAAGAGGCACTAAAACCTCTTCGAGCGAAAATAAAGCATTAAGATTAGGATTGAAATCTGCCGAATTCTCACGAACTTGAGATTCAATAAAACGTTTCATAATTCGAGCTGTTCTTTGATTCATGTCTTATCCTTTTAGAGGAGATTTCTCATGCTCAAAAAGACGATAAACAACTAGATTACCTTCAGCATCTTCTTCTACTTTCCATAAATCCTTGTCAGCCTTACTAATAAGATTGCTCTCAGATACTCGAATAAAATCTGCGAGTTTATCTAGAGAAGATATCTTCCTTAGATCTAACTTTTTCTGTTTAAACACGAAATCAAAACTATTGTCTGATGCCCAGTTAAAACCGCCTAAAAATTTGCTCATCTATCTTACCTCACAAACTAAAATACAGGATCTAAAGTTTTAGATTATTAGTGAAGTATTGGTTTTTGAGTGAATCTAAAAACAAAAGAAGTGCTTAATTCAGATTTCTAAACAACAATATCTGAAAGGGCAATATTTCTCTGTTTTTTCCATCTAGGTACTTCAACTTCTCTTAAAATATTTAAATTGTCGCTTACCATCTTTAAGGAAGTATAGTAAATCTTAAATTTTGGATCATCTTTAGACTTTTCTTGGATTTTTTTAAGATTACGTAAAAACCGATGCCGCACACCGCATTGTGATAGACCAACTTCGCGAGCAACTACTGATTGACATGATGTTTCAAAAATGCGAAGCATAATAGTCACTTCAATATTCTCAATCAAATTTTCTTCGGAACAATTTGGGCAAAGAGAAAAAGAATTTTCAAATTCTTTATGGCATTTCGGGCACCAATATTTAACTTCATTCCCGTTCAAAAAGCAAATTAAATCTTTCCGCATTTCGTCAACATCAACCTTAGGTAAATTAATCAAAAACTGTAGTCTCTTAATTGCTTTGCGTAAGCGAAGTGAAATAGCTCCTTGTGTCACGCCTAAGATACGAGCCATTTGTTTTTGACCTTTACCTAAGATAAAATACATATATATAAGGTCTACCTCGCGCGGAGGAATACGCAGCAATAAATCCTTAATCTGACTTAAGGACCCTTTAAATCTAATTTTCTCAGCGCTAATAGATAAACGTCCGCTTTTTGAAAACCTCCGAGCTAGTTCGACTGGATCGGTACTCTGAACAAAACTCATTCTTGAGCTCCAAAAAGGCTCTCCCATTGTTGGAAATGTTTAAGAAGATCAAACATTTCTAACATTTGGAGTGAATCTTTTAAAGATTCGGCGTCAAAATCTGAATGATTTACTGAAACATCTACATACTCTTTTAGTTTAATAAGTTCAAAATTCTTGTAGGCCTGCTCCATAAAATCAGATATCTTAGTCATTTGATTTTTGGTTAAAAAATCAAATGACTCTAACTGAGTATAAATTTGGTCAATTGTTGAAGAACCATTAAGAGAAACATGTTTTAAAATTTTGACTACCTGCTTCTTAGGCAAGCGTGAAACACCAGGAATATTATCACTTCGGTCACCTGTAAATACTTTTAGAAAAATAATACCTTGAGGCAAAAGTCCGAACTCGTCGAGTACTTTTTGTTCACTATAAATAACTTCATCTTTTTTACCCATTTTAGGTTTGATAACAAGAACCTGAGGATCTACTAGCTGCAGAAAATCTTTATCAGCACTAATGATCACAAACTTCTTAACATCTTTACGATACTTCTGAATAAAGCTACTAATTAAATCATCTGCTTCTTCAAATTCTAAACGGGCTTGCCGCACACCAAGATATCTTAAAATATCCGTTAGTATTTCAAGCTGAGAAGAAAACTCTGAAAAACCTTCTTTGTTTCGATGAGCTTTATATTCAGCAAAAATTGATTTCTTGATAATTGGTTGGTCATCCCAGAAAACTACTAAATCTCCACCTTTCGGTTTAAAACGTTGTTTTAATGAACGAAGAGATTTTAAAAAACCATAGATTAAACCTGTTGCTTGGTTTGTAGTAGTTCTCAGCATTCTAAAGACATGATGGGCTCTATATGCTAGATGGCTTCCATCAATGAGAACTTCAAATTTTGGCATTCTAATCTCTTTAATAATCTACTAATTACGTAAAATGTTTAAAAGTATAGTTCTATTTTTAAATTCCTACTTAAAAAACATTTCTAATCTATTCATTTTACATTCTTAAGAGAGAGAAATAAATAACTTTTTTTAAAGAGTTGTGTGATAAAAACTATATCTATAACAAATCTTGTTATAAAGAAATGCTCTTTTTTTGAATCAGAAAAAATAGTTAATGGGGCTTGATGAATTCAAAATCTTTGAAATAATCAAAAAATGACTTTTTCTTTAGAGCCTTTTGTAAACTAGCAAGAGGTACCTCAATCAAGAGTTCAGTGCTTCTTAAATCATCGACTAAAACAAGAGCTATCTGATTTTCTTTATTTATAAGGGTCCCACGCAACGCCTTACAGGTTCCATCCATAATTTCAACAAAATCACCTTCTTCAAGATTTTTTGTTGTTAATTTTACTAATTGCTTCTTTAAAGATTTAATCTTAGATTCAGGTACAAATTCAATAACCCGAAGCCCATTTTGAGTGTGAGTTAAAATAGACTTAAAATGAACATCATCCTCTATTGCGAAAAACTTTTCATTTGAGCAATTTGACTTACAAAAAACATAGCCATCAAACAAATAAACTTTTTCATCACATACGGAATTCTCTAACCAAAAAACTGGAACAAA